AATAACAACATTACTAGGGCCGAACAGCTTATTGCTCAGAACAAAGAGAAACAAGCTCGCTCATCTGAAATTATGAGAAAGCGTGCGGCTATTGCTGGAACGCCTGAAGTAAACAATCGTATGGCCCGATCTGTATCTGATGAACGCAGAGAAATCATGGAAATGCAGTTAGATGCTGGTGAATTTAGAGAACAAGGTTCTGGATTTGCCCCGACTTCTCGTGGTGATTCTTCTGATAAGATTAGAATGATTCAGACACAAGCCGGCGTGGTTTCCCACAATGGTAGAGGTTTATACAAAATGGGTTCTGGTTCAGGAAATGTAACCAGTACATCTTCAGGTTGGAGAGGATCTAATGACTCAACTAGACAGGTTCCAGAAGTTTATTCACCACTATGGCTTAACTCTAACCTAAATCTACCTCGTGATCGTCCCACAATCAACGCATGGAGTCGTTCATTCTTTGCACTAAATCCAATTGTGCATAATGCTATTTCACTCCATTCAACATATCCAATTGCCAAGCTTAATATCAAGTCAAAGAACCCTAAAGTTGAGAAGTTCTTTGCTCAGATGATTGAAGAAATCGACTTGATGAACATGGCTGTCTTGGCTGCTCAAGAGTACTGGATTCTTGGAGAGGCTTTCATTTACGCAGAACTAGATGAATCTGCTGGTAAATGGAGTCGTCTAATGATTCTCAATCCAGACTATGTAAACGTTCAGCGTAACGTAATTGCTGCAGAACCTATTATCTCTCTTCGTCCTGATGAGAATCTCAGACGTGTAGTTCATGGTAATCAACCATCTGATCTGCAACAACGTAAACAATTGGATCCAAGCATTGTTGAGCACGTTAGAAAGAATGAGGACATTCCTTTAAATAACTTCTATGTTCATCACATGGCTCGCCGCATTTCTCCTTATGAGATTCGTGGAACCGGTCTTGTTGTAAGTTGTTTTAGAGCTTTGATGTTGTGGGATAAATTGCGCGAATGTTATGGGACGGAACACGGGATATTAACTAACCAAGGTTGGAAGAGTATTTTCGACATTATAGAAGTTAATCGTAAAGATTTAACACCGGATCGTTTAAAGTCAGTAGGATTTGAAAATGATGAAAATGGAAATATTACCGGAGTAATTACTATCAAGAAGGGGGTAAAGGTAGCATGTTTTAATCCCGATACAGAAGAGATTGAGTATCATGAGCCAGAAGAATTGCACATGTCCAGATACCAGGGAAAGATGTTACATTTTTCTGGTAAAAAAGTTGATGCTTTGGTGACACCAAATCATAAGATGTGGGTAAAGAAGCAAAATACAAAAAAATCTGGTCCAAGGTTTGGTGAGTGGCATAAAATCCCTGCACAAGAGATGTTGGAAAGTAAAACGTGGTGGAAATTCAGAAGCACAGCTAAGTGGACTGGTAAGAAAATTGAAACTGTGGAGATTTGTGGAAAGCAAATTCCGGCTGAGTTGTATCTTGAATATCTTGGATATGTTGTTTCTGAGGGGTGTGTTTGGCGTAAAGAATCTCATTATGATGAAGTTGTATTACTTTCTCAGTTAACAAAGAGTAAATTTTACAAATCTATGAGATTAGCATCAGAAAAAATTGCTCAACTTCTTGATAAAAACTGCTCTTGTTTAATAAAGGAATCAGGAGCTGGGTATTCTGAAAAAACACCAAAAGAAAAATGGGAAAGTAGAATTCATGGTAGAGATCTTACTCAACATTTCTTTGATAATATTGGTGATGGGGAAAGTGCGAACTCTCACAACAAGCATCTTCCACGTTGGGTAATGGATCTCTGTCCTGAACAGCTTCAAATTCTTCTTGATGCACTTCTTGCCGGAGATGGTTCGGTTAATGAAAGTAAGTACGGAACTAAATCAAAGAGTTTTGTATATAATACAGTATCCAAACAACTTGCTGATGATGTATATGAAGTTGTATTAAAGTGTGGATATTCCCCAAATATGAATGTACATACTTCCCAAAAGAGTGATGGGCGTATTGTTACTGAATACAGAGTTCTTTGGTCAGATACTGAATATGGAAATGAGCCGAACGTTTATACTGGAAAGAAAAAGGAAGGAAATGGTGGAGGAGCTTCTGTAACAGAAGAGGACTATGATGGTATTGTTTGGTGTCTTGGGGTGCCTACTGGATTGTTCTTAACGAGACATAATGGCAAATTAACCATATTAGGCAATTCAAAGTATGCGCAAGCCGATAATATGGTCAACCCTCTTACTCTTGTAAAGATTGGTAACCAAGATTTCCGTCCTACACCAATCGACTTAGAGCATTGGAGAAACGTATTTGAAGAATGCCATGATGAAGAAACGGAAGTTTTAACAGATCATGGGTTTATGAAATACGATGAGGCTATAGATATAAGCTCTGTATTTGAAGAGGGAACTAATAAGTTAGTTTCAAATCCAAAAAACAATATAAAGATTGCTTGTTTTAATCCTGATACAGAAGAATTAGAATATCATTTCCCAATAGAATCACATGTATATGAACATAATGGTGAAATGCATCATTATCATAATAATAAGATTGATATTAAAGTAACTCCAAGTCACAACATGTGGATACAGAAAAAGATATTCACTGGTACTGGTAAAGAAAGAGTTTCAAAATGGGGAGAATGGCAAAAAACAAAATCCAAAGACATGATTTTTGATTGTAGATTTAGAACTAATTTGAATTGGGTTGGTAATGATTCTGTACAATCAATTAATGTTATTGGTAAAGAAGTTCCTATTGAATTATATTTAGAATATTTAGGATATCTTATTAGTGAGGGATGTTTATATACAGATAATAAAAGTCAGCATACTATAGGTATAACTCAAACTATCATACGAAAATATGGTCAAGATAACTCTGAAAAATATAACAAAATAAGTTCTTGTATGAAATTGATGTCAGAATTTATTGAAAAATCATATTCTGAGAAAATTGTAAAAAGAGAAGATTATGGACAAGAAGTTGTTTGGGATGGTATTTTTTGTGGAAAAGATCTTTTCCAATATTTTGTTAAAGAGATTGGTATTGATGGAGAATACAAATCCAAACATAAAAGAATTCCTAGGTGGGTATTAGATCTGAGTCCAAGACTGTTAAATATCTTAATAGATGCATTAGTTCTTGGAGATGGTGGGGTTAATGGTACGTATGGGTATTGTTATTACACCTCTAGCAAGCAATTAGCTGATGATGTTTATGAAGCTGTATATAAAGTTGGTTACGCGCCAACAATGTTTAAGCGTAATCAAGTGTATACAATTCAATGGTCTAAAACAAATATTGGAGAATTTCCTCTTGTTAATAAGTATTCTACAGACCCAAGAACTAAAGAGAAAACAGAATTAGTATCTAGTGTTGATTATAAAGGAAAGGTATGGTGTTTTACTGTTCCAACTGGACTTTTTGTTACCAGAAGAAATGGTAAAATCACAATTCAAGGAAATTGTCAGTATGATAAGGATTTCAAAATCTTTACTCATGATGCTATTTCTGTTGAGCGCGTAGGTTATGGCCAGGGTATCTATGATACTTCCAATGATGTATCACAACTTATTAAAGAAATCTATATTGGTTTGATGGTTCCATCAGTTATTATGGATGGTTCTGATACTACGTATGCAACAGGTTCTGTTGCTCTTGATGTTCTTCGTCAAAGGTATATGCAGTTCCGTCAGATGATGACGTCCTGGTTGAAGCGTAAGATTTTTGCTCCTATTTCTCAAATCAATGATTTCTATGAGTATATTGATGGTGAGAAAACCCTTATTGTACCAGAGGTTGATTGGAATCACATGTCTCTATTCGATATGGATTCTTACATCAATAACATGGTTAACCTATCGCAGGGTGAAGGTGTTCAGAAGCGTGTATCGTTGCAGACACTGTACAGGTCTCTTGGATTAGAATACGAAGAGGAACAGCGTAAGATTCGTTACGAAGATATTCAGGATGCTATTCGTACTCGTGAAGTTGCTGCGATGCAAAGATATAATATTCATGAGCTTAAATCTCTTGGTCCGGGTGATGAGATTGATGAAGTTGCTGATGAGCCAGTGCCAGGACAAAGTCCATACGAACCGCCTACAAGTGGTGGTGGACCTGCCGGTGGTGCTTTATCTATGCCAGGAATGCCTCCAATGCCAGGTGGTAGGCCAGCAGGTGCTCCACCTCCATCACCAATTGGTGGTACTAAGCCAGGTCCAGTTTGATTTAAAGCCAGCGCATATTTTGGCTTCTTAGAGAACGAGCGTTAAGAGCGTTTAGTGAGGATTAACTATGACTTTGGAAAAAGAAGCCCAGAGAAAATCTGTTGTAAACATGTTGGGCAGGCACCTAAATCCGATGGAGCTTGCCCGGCGAATGTTCTCTGAGAGATACAGAGAGGTTTATAATAAGATTAAGGACGTTGATTCTGAGATGCGAAACAAAGCATTAGAGAATGATCCTGACATTCGTGATACTTTACACAAAGCTCGTATGGCTTATAAAAATCGTGAATATCCAAAGGTTGTATTTTACACTTGGAAAATTCTCGAATCTATGAGTGGTGTTTTTGATAGTGTGGATGAGCTAGAAAAGTTCAAAGAAACAGTCATCGAAGATTTCTATCAGAGCCGTGGTGAGCAGCTTTCTAATGAAGAGTTTACTCAGATGAATGAGGCATTAAGCGCAAAGCCACTAGTTCAGGGTCCTGTTCAGATGCCGAAAGCTAGCAAACTTGAATATTTGCTTTACACAGCTGCCGCTCCAGATCCTAGCCTTCCAATCGGAATGGTAAAGCAGGCTGGACCTGTTCAATGGCTAAAGGAGAACATTCCTACATTTACACAGATGGAAGGTGCTCTTCTTGATAGGATTTTCCGCAACAAAATGGGTAAACAACGAGAAGCTGCAAGGAGAGCTTTGAGTATTGCCGAGAATGTTCATTCATCAATAAAGGAAATGTTTAAACTTCTTGATGCTGCGAGAACTGATTTTACTTCATACATTTCAACAGCTAGAAAATTCAGGGATAAGTTTAATCAACAGAAGCAGGAACTGTCTACAATCTATCAAACACATTTTGCTGATATTGTTCCTGAAAAAACTGAAACGCCGGCAGCACCGGTTCCAGCCGCTCCGGCTGCTCCAATTGAAATTGCTACAGAAACGCCGGCTAAACCACCAGCGGTAGCACCTGTTGTTCCTGCGCCAGCTGCGCCAGTTGCTCCCGTAGCTGCTATTCCGCCACCTCCTCCAGTTGAACAAATGCCAGAATCCGCTGAGGCTGATTGGGAGTTTGAAGAGAATGGACCTCCAACATTAACCAGTGCCCAGATGGAAGAATTTAGAGCCAATATGGGAAAGCCAGCAGCTCAGGTTATAAATCTATGGAAAGCGGCAAAAATTGAAGCATCGCGTGGTGATAGAGGAATTTCAGCAGCTCTTCTAGCAAAGGCTTCTGAGATTTGTGATGATAATAATGATGAAGCTGATGCTAAGCTTTTACTACAAGCAGCTGAAAAGGTATTACAGGGATGAATAAAAACGACCTTCAATTGCTTCGCACGGCAGCACTAGAGCTACAAGAAAGTGGCACTGACCTAGTGCGTGTAGCGGGTATTGTCCAACAAATCAAAAACTGGTGGAAGGCTAGGTTCAGCAAAGAGTTCGCAGAACGCCAAGGAAAAGTAGAGGAAGCATATATAGGAATGAAGGGACCTCTTTCAGATCTTATCAATCAACTTACAGAGATTGATAAAGCATTTAAGAGTCAAGATCCTGACACTATAGCAAAACTCGTTGGGATTGTACCAGAAACTATTGCTCAAGTTACCAGAGATATGAACAATTTGAGTAAAGAGATGCGCGCAGCCGATGCTGTAATTCCGGTCACATATGTTGATGAAAGTGGTAGAGAAATCTCTGGTGATAATGTTTCTTGGATGACATCTGGTTACCAAAAAGATAGAAACCTTATTGAGAAGATGTGGGAACAACTTCCCGAACAATTTCAAAAGATTCCGATTGGTCGTAAAATCAATCAGCCTATAACAGATTTTGAATGGTTCTCTAATTATAATCCTTCTCAAATATACATTTCAAGTACAGTGTATGAAGACGCAAAGCTTGAAATGAGGAAGGCTTTAGAGCGCGGGCAGTTAGAACCAGATGTTGTTGATCTTGTAATCACATATGGTTTTGATGATTTTATTGAGAATCTTAAAGTAGCAATCCTTCAAAACTCTATTCTTCTTCAAGCAAGATTCCCAGATATTTCAGCGAAGATTACTCATAGAAGAGTTAATGAAATGTTGGTTGATGTTCAGCCGGGATTTGTTGCATTACCAGTAATGTCTTATGACTTCTACATACATGTTGGATTGGTTCGTTTGCATGATCTTGGGGCATCAGTAACACCAACACCACAACTTTCTGTAGCAATGGTTAGACATATAAGATTATCTACAGATACTATCAGGGCTTTGAAAGAGAAGTGGCGTGAGAGTAAAGGATTTGGAAAGAAACCACAAGAACCTGTTGGTCAAGAAACTGAGAGTGAGATTATAAATCAACAAGTACAAAATATAAATCAGAATAAAGAAGAAAATAAAGATGAAAAAGTTCTTACAGCATCTGGACCTATTACTAAGATAGTAAAGCGAGCTTTGCTTAAAGAATGTTTACCAATAGTTCCTGCTGTTGTAAAGGTTGATGGTTTAGAATTTCATCATAAAGCTAGGTTTGCAAAAATACTATCATCTGCTTTGCGTCAAGAAATTGATGCAGAATGTTCTGTAAGAAATAATGGTAACAATGTCGAGATTCAGGTATTCGCTTCTGGTTCTAAAATGAATGTTGTACCTGCAATTTATGGCATCTCTACATATATAGCTGATGAATATTTAAAAACAACAAAAGCTGGAATTGAAATTGATGTTCAATATGGACACTCGGCTTTTGAAGTTATGGGCTCTGATGTGTTAGATCAGAGTTTTAGAAAAGTAGCTTTTGATAATTGGAGAATGTCATGATTGATGTATCGCAATTTGCAGATAATGAACATATCAATACACTAGCAGAAGCTATTGGTCATATTTACAAAGACAAGATTGTTCAAATATACTGGGGTGAATCTGGTGGTACCACCAAATACTCTGATTATGACGTTACTCAAAACATGTACATTGAAGGTAAGGTTATTTGGGGACAGGGGCATGTTTTTGCTATTGAAATTGAATTAACTACAAATGAAAAAACTTATAGAAAACAAATTCTATTGAGTGATTATGAAATTACGATGGCGGCTGAAAAAACTGATGATTTGAATTTGACGGCGGTTTTTAAAGGCAAGATATGAGTATTGCAACAGAGTTAGCACAGATTTGTAAAGACCTAAGACTTCTTGGTGATAAAGAACTTACGGGGAGGGCTCTCATGGCTTATGCAGCTGCAACGGATACCGAAAACCCTCGGGCGGATCTTAGCTATAGTTATGTGATGCGTCAGTTAAGAAAAGACGATGATGAACGTAGGTTGAAGTTTCAGAAAGTTTTTAAGAAAGCTTTTGACGAAGCATTACTTGAAGATATTGAAGATCCAGCAGCTGTAGCTTTAATGGTTGGTATTAAAGCTATTGATTTTAAAGATGAGGAATAATGCCTGCTAGATTTGCAAGAGTACAAAAAGGTCTGTATAGAGGTGGTTGTCCTACTGCTGAGGATCTTCATATTCTAAAAAATGTTTATGGTGTTAAGAAGATTGTAAGTTTGGATGACAAATGTGGACATGCAATTGATAATATTTGCAAAGATCTTGAGTTAGAGCATGTTATTTGGGGTCTTGGTGATGGGCGTGATCCCAAAGTGGGAGCACTGAAAAAGAGAATTGTACCGCAACTTCTTCATGGAGGACCCACTTACGTTCATTGTTTCCATGGAAAAGACCGCACAGGAATGACCATTGCAATGTTTCGTATCTATACAGGATGGTCTGTTGATGATGCTTTAGCTGAATCTTTTAAATTCGGAATGGGAAATGGTCTTTCACCAGCCGTTAAGCAAAGTTATTATGATGCAGTAAAGGATTTTGCAAAAGAGTTTAATGAAGATAAAGATAATGTATTAGATGCAGTTTCATTAACTAGAGAGCAGAATTCGTTTGGACCTGTTGGAAATTGGTTGGATGATATGAGTATTCCGACTAGTTTGCAGATGGGAATACCCCCTCATGCAGATATAGAGTTTTCACACCTTAGTCGAACAGCTTCCGGTCGTATATTCTGTAAGTGTAAATCATTTAGTCTTCTAAAACCCAAAGTATATTGGTGGAGTTCTAAAGAAGATGCATTAAAAAATCCAACAGATGAAGATGGTAGTTTATATTCTGCTAGTTTAGCATTAGGCACAAAGGTCGAAAGATTTGATGAGAGAATCAGTCAAAAATTGATTCATATGGTTCTAACTCGGGATATAGATGCAGCAGCACTGAGGAATGGTCAGTTCTTGATTTTAGATCCTGGTTCTTTGGTAAATATTCAGGAAGAAGAAGATATTAATGATATGTTCATGCCCGAAGTTGGAAGTAGGGACAATTCTACGGACTATACGTTTGCATATCCCGGCTCAGGCTCTGGTGTAGGTGGAATGCCTGATGGAGCAGCTGGTATTGTACAATTACCATATTCTGGCCAAGGTCAAGTTTGATAGTAATAACGATGCATAGTTTTTAGAATGTATGAGGCGTAATGATTGATAAAAAAGCTTACTCAGTACAGATGAACTTTGATGTTCCGGACTCTGAAAAGCGAGTTGCGGAGAAGGCTGAGGAGTATTTTGAGCAATTACTCACAGATATAACTAAGATTAGTGAATATCTTGATATCATTTATGTTCCGTTTTCTAAGTATCAAAACATTGATACTGATATGCTTGTTGATTATAGAAGAACATTTTATCAGTATAGAGATCAAGTTAAAGCTAAGTTCACGAAAGTTATGAAGAAATCTTATAAGTCAATAGCTTTAATGAATGAATTTAGCGTGGATACTGCAACTGAAGAGTTGATGGATTCTTTTATAGGATCCGTTAGAGAATTAGAGAAATATGTTGATACATTTGTGTCAATATTTTCGAATCTAAATAGCCCAGAGTTCAGAACTTATTTGATCTCTACAATTGATTCTCTGAAGAAACAGCTAAATCAGATTCGCCAATTAATTACAGACCGTATTCTGGATCATATAGACAGTAATATTCTGGCAAAAGATTGGGCAAAAGATTTATCAGAACGTTTTGAAGAACCACTTCAAGAACGTGTGCCTATAGTTGTTCAGCTCTTTAGAGAAAGACAGAAAGCTTTACAAGACATTTCAAAGGGCTAATCGGAGATAGTATGTTGGTGAAAAACGGAGATGCAGAAATCATTGGCATCATTGATCAAGAAGAAATCAATGATGATAATAAGCGCAAAGATGCATTGGCTAATGCATTAATCAAGGCAAAAGAACGTATTTCTGGAGCAAAAGCTACAGAGATTCGGGAAGAGATTAAAACGGAGAACTAATGCTGATTAAACTAGGCGAATCGGTTACTATTAGTCCAGAGGATTTGCATCCTGTAGAGAAGATTGCAAAGGATGAAAGTCTTGATATTGAAAATCGCATGGCTAAGTTTGCACAGGAGCTTAAAGTTATTGCTCCTCAGGCAAAAGACTTTCTATATTTCACCGCAATTATGATGCACGCAGCAGAAGCTGCTTGTGTTAATGATGACGGATCTCCAAAGAAGCTTTCTAATGGAGAAATTGTAACAGCTCATTGGGAAACTGTTGGTGATGGTGTAAAGTGGGTTAGTAATGATCCTAATCTAAAACCATATCGCAACAGTAATTGTTTTCTTCCAGGAACTGATATTTTAATGTCAGATGGAAGTAATAAAAAAATAGAAGATATACAAATTGGTGATTCTGTAATTACCCATGATGGAACAGTAGGAAATGTTACGAAAACATTTATAACCCCTCATGATGGTGAAATTCTAAAAATAAGGGTAAAAAATAAACCCGCTTTATTTGTTACCAAGGAACATCCTTTTTTTGCTATTCCTAATGTTGCAAATAAAAAATTATCAAAAATTAAAGAATCCAAAGCATCATTTGGATGGATTGAAGCACAACAGCTATCTGCGATGGATGTTTTGACATGTCCAATTATTTCTACCATTATAGATAGTGATCTTACACCAAACCAAGCAAGACTGTTAGGTTTTTTTGCTGCAGAAGGGTCTTTTTCAAAAAAATATAACAAGCGGCAAGCTGCTGTTCTAACTTTCGGATCTCATGAAGATAAAATAGCTTTTTTGGTAAAAGAAATTTGTGAAGAAGAATTTCCAGAATGTAGTGTCAAAATAAATAAAAATGAACTAAGAAATGTTATAAATATAACAATTACTGGTTCTGGAATTGCTGAATGGTTTTATTATCATGTTGGTGAATATTCTCATTCTAAAAAATTAAGTAAAGAAATTGTATTTGGATCTTATGATATTAAAAGGCAATTTCTTCTTGGATGGTTAGAAGGTGATGGTTGTATTTCCGAAGGTAATAAATTAATAGGTATTAGTACTTCCGCTGATTTAGCATGGCAAGTTAGCACTATGCTATATTCTATTGGGATTTTAGCATCCATTAGAAAGATTGCTGCAAAAAAATCTGTAATTATAAATAAAAACTATGGACCATTTGATTCAAAATCTCATTATAGAGTTGAAGTGTATGGGGCAAAAGCTGCTGAACTTTGTGGAACTGACAGTGTAAAATATATTATAAATAATGAATATAATCATAAAAATGTAGATCAGTTTTATGGTAATAAAACGCTTCATCGAATAACATCTATTGAGGAAGAAGTATATTCTGGAAATGTTTATAACTTTGAAGTAGAGGGAAATCATTCATATATAGCAAATGGTATTGCTGTACATAACTGTGATATATTTCCTGAACCAGAATTAAAAATAGCATATAAAAACTGGGTAGGTCGTCCATTATGCCTCGATCATCAATCTCAATCGGTTGATAAGATTCGAGGCGTTATTGTTGATACAGTATACGATGACAAGCGTAAACGTGTAATTGCATTATGTGCTTTGGATGCAAAGAACTATTCAGATCTTGCTGATAAGGTAAAGACTGGTGTAGCTAATAATGTTTCTATGGGAACTGCTGTTGGACGTGCAGTATGCACAGAATGTTATAAAGCAGCTCGTACAGAACGTGATTTTTGCCAGCACATGAGGGCGAAAAGTTGTTACGGAGAAGTTAATCTTGATCTGTCTCCAATTGAACTTTCATTAGTAGTACAAGGAGCGGATCCAAAAGCAAAAGTTAAGCATATTATTGCTAGTGATATAGCAAAAGCAGCTGGTCTATTAACAGATTATTTACAATTAAAAGAAGCTGCAAAAAATGTGTCTACGCATGATGTGGAATCAATTAGGAAAGAACTAGAGAAGCTTACTGAGCGTATTGAAAATATTGCTCGTGCCTCTGGCGTAAAAGATGATGAGAGTGATGCGGTTGGTCCGACTCACTCTAAGTGGTCGATGGACACTGATGTGGTTAATAGCCCATCGACTCAGATAAATGCTCCTGAGGCTTTCCCAACCTATGCCTCAGAGCTTCAACAGGCAATTTTGGGAGCACAAACTAAACTGGCTAGCCTACAGGAGAATCTACTTAGACTAGAAACAAGGAATGATGAGGAACCAACCATGACTAAAAAGAACGCATATTACCAAGGTACAGAGGAACCAACTCCGGGTCAGAAGCAGTACCCAGTTGATCCGTTGAACGACAAGGCCCGTTTAATGGATAAGAATCTTCATGGTCCGGCTCCTTTTCCAGGTGTCGGTGATCTTGAAGGATCTTATCCTGGTGACGAGCAGACCAAGAAGGAGTTGCAGCGTCTTGCCGATGAGCATGAGCGTGCAATGTTCCGTGAAGCAGCTCTTAAAAAGGCTAAAGAACAACTTTTAGCTAAGGGTTACTTCCAGGGGACCACTGATCCAAAACCTGGTCAAACTACTTACAAGCCAGATCCTCTTAATGAGAAAGCTCGTGAAGAAGATAAAAATTTAGTTGGCAAGAAACCATTCCCAGGAGTTGGTAATATTGAAGGTCTTTATGGCGATGACGAATCAGAGAAAGAGAAGCTTTCTCGTGCATCTTTGAGAGCACGTTTTGAGAAGGTTGCTCAACCAGACGGTCGTATTGATAAAGGCGCATCTCGTTGGGTTGTGTTTGCAGATGAGAGACCAATTCTTGCAGCAACTGTTAACCAAATCACTAAGGGCAATTCTGACGCACTTTACCCAGCAGTTGCTTCTGCACGTTTTGGTAAGTCTCTACTTGATAGAATTCAGACCGAAGGATTCCATGCAACCGCTTCGTCTTTGTTAAAGAGCGCACAGGGCGCACCTCCTCCACCACCAGCTCCTCCTGCACCTCCTGCACCACCAGCTGAGCCTGTTGATGATCTTATGCCACCAGAAAATGTTGGTGATGAAGCGGGTGATCCTGGAGTTATTGTTGAGGATCTTGAGGATTTGACTGGAGAGCTTCGTGATAAGCTTGACCAGTTGAAGGATAAGGTCAGTGGCCCTGTTGTTGAAGACGCAGAAGGTCTTGATGGTATTGCTCCTGCTAGTGACGATGAGTTTGCACCACCAGTTGGTGAAGTTGCTCCTAAGTCTGCTGCTCAGTTGCAGTCCATGCGCAAGAGAGTTAATGCAATGTTGCAGGAAGGTGTTGATGAGACAATTACTTCACTTGCTAAGCACATTCGTGAGTTGAACTCTGCAACCAGAGTTTACAAAGAAGCATACGCTTCTATGAATGATAAGCAGCGTGACCAATTGAACACTCTCACAATCTCTGCTGTTAAAGATGCTCGTGCAATGCTTGCTGACACCAACAAATTGATGTCCGCTGTTGTTAAGTACGCACACGGTACCGCAGAGTTGGAGAAGAGAGCAGCTGTTGAAGCGCAGCTTCGTAGATCTGCGCAGGTAACATTCCCAACAGATGTAATTAAGGGAAATGTTCCAAAGGATGACAACGATCTCGATATTAGAGCAATTCTTGATGAGATTGAAAATGAGGCTGATGAGGAGGGAGAAGATGATCTCCTTACTGAACTTGGTCTTAACGATGCCGAGGTGGGCGATGTGAACGTACCGCTACAGGCCCTAGATACAGAAGGAGGAGAAACTGTGGTTAATACAGATAAGCTAGCTAGCAAAGCTGCTAGAGCACAGGCTCGCGTTAAGCTCGCACAAAAGGGTCTGCTTGGTTTCAATGAATTGTCTGACCAGGCTCATCCAGGTGGAAGCGTAAGCGCTGTCGATGCAGGAAACTTGGATGTCAAGCCGGGTACACCGGGAGCTGCATTCCATGTACAAAAAGATCTAAAGGATGCAATGCTTGAGCTTGCAAACATGCCACCTCGTGTACGTAAGCAGGCTGAGATGATTCAGCAGCTTGTATCCGAAGGCCGTATGAAAGCTGAAGATGTTGATCAGTTGGTCAAGCACAATGTTGACGCCGAGGCTGTCAAGTATTGGAAGGCAATGTGGGGCGAAGCTAAAGACCCAGAGTCCTCTGAGTTTGCAAGTAAGCTCACTCAGGAACATGCACAGGCTAAGAAGGCTGAGCAGGCTGAGGTTGAAAGAGGTCGCATCAAGAGAGCTTACCAGATGGCAAACGAAATGTTCATCAAGGGACTCATCTCCGAGACTCAGATCGATGCACAAGCATCAGATATCATGAACTACAATGACCATGGTTTTGAAAGCCTTAAGAGAATCATTACAAAGCAGCCATCAATTAAGCAGGCTTCTGTTCCGAATGTTGGACTACTCTCGTCTGGTGATGTTATACTCCCGGCAGCACAATCCTCAACTCAAGCAAGCGGTTCTGATATTAAGGGCTTCTTTGATTCCTACTTCACACAGAAGGGTCTGAAGTTCTAAGAAAACGGGTATAGGTGGGGCTTCGGCCCCACCTCACCACTAAGAGGTTTACTATGGCTAAATATGATATTGCTGCATCGATGAATGGTATTATGACCAGCCCGAGTTATCAGGCTGTGTTCGCTAAGCCTCAGTTTAATAAGACCGCTGCCAAGAAAGAAGACAAGGACGACAAGAAAGATGAAGACAAGAAGTCCAAAGGTAAGCCTGAAAAGGCCGAAGAAAAAGGCAAGGGCAAAGCTGAGAAGAAAGTTGACGAAAAGGGAAAGGATAAGGGTAAAGATAAAGCCGAAAAGCCTGAATCTAAGAAAGATAAAGGCGATGTAAAGGACGGCAAAAAGGATAAGAAAGAAGAGAAGGATAAGAAGGATAAGAAAAACGAGAAAATCAAGGCAAAGAAAGCAAGTCTATATAAAGCTTGTGTACTTGGTCTTGCTAGAATTTCTGAGATTCTTGATAATGATGGTCTTGGAAAGGAAGCGACTTATGCACTTCTTGCTCTTGACGGTCTTGTTAAATCTGCTCAGGTAGATCCTATTGTATTCCCAACTGATACAATTAAGGGAACTGCACCTGCAAATGCAGATGATGGTGAAGATGATTTTGATTGTGATTGCGACGAGGTTAGAGAAGAGAAGTTCCCAGAACTTAAAGAAGAAATTGGTTCTCCTGAATTGTGGAGTGATGAAGAAATTGAAGGAGCTTTGCCATTTGAAGGAGAAGAAGCAATATTTGAAAGTGTTCCAGTTGATATTGGAGAAGATGATATTGAAAAGCTGCTTGCAGAACTTGGTGAAGAAGAAGAAGAAGAAGAAGAAGAAGAAGAAGAAGAAGAAGAATCACCAACAACTATTCGTGGAATAGCTCCTGCTGGTATTGGAAACCTAACAGAACTTGGGCGTATAGCTTATTCAAATCTTTCTTCACTTCAGAAGCTTGCTTTTGAACTTGAGGAGACACGCTCTTTTTTAGCCGTTAAGGCGGCTGGCGAGAAAGACCCAAAAGCTAAGGTAAGAAACAAGCCAGACGCCATCTTTGGAGATAAGCATCCAAAGGTAAAAGACGACAAAGATCATTTCCCAATTGATACTATTGGCCGTGCTCGAAATGCATTAGCTCGTGTTCAACAGTTCAGTTCAGCTCCACCATGGTGGAAGGGATCTTTAGAAGAATTGAAAAATGCAGTTTCAAGAGCAGTAAAGAAGAAGTATCCAAGCATTAATGTTGGTAAAGATAAAAAAAAGACTGAATAGTGCTTATATGACTTCACTAATTATGAAGCGAGCTGGTCAAACCTTCGAGGGTGATAAGGAAGATGAAGCTGGAAATCCTTTAGCCCTCGAAGATATGACTGATGATCAATTAAGCAAATGGAAGAATATAGTAGAATCGATTGATATAAAAAATGATCTTACTCAATTAATGCTAGAACAAATTAATGGCGAAATTAGGCATAGAGATATCAAGAGAAGATTACGTATTGGAGATGTATGAAAAAATTCGCAGCACAAATAGAGCGTGATATGGATTTCTTGATGTCAGGAAATCTCAAGAAGTCTCTTAACGCAGATAATGCTATTATACATCTTTCCAAGGCTCGTGATCTTTTAGAGACTGCTGGTCTATCAAGCCATAGCGCTGCAATCTCTTCAATCATCAAAAAAGCTAAATTTATTGATGAGAGTGATATTGAGGTGGTAGCATGACAAAGTTCTGGGAGACTGGATCATTTGAGCGAGAGTTGATGGATGGTATGGAAAGATCCCAACTTCAATCTGTCGCATCGGAAGAGCAACGCAGTGAAACTCTTATTGTTAGAGCAATGGAAGAGTTGAATGCAGCTGCTGAAAGTTTTGAGCGATGTGGTAGAACCACTCGTGCAAAAGAGGTTACTGCTGTGATGGTATCACTAGCAGAAGATGAAAACGAGCCAAGTCCAGAGAAGGAATCTTCAACGGATGAAGCGAGGAAAGTGTTCATGTTCTTCGGATTCGGCCCTGAAGACCTTGAAGGGTTAGATCTCTCCTCTTGTGGAGATGATAAGAACGAAGAGTGATTCGTGGAATAATTCCATATACGACTGGAGGATCAAATAATGGCAACTAAAAAAGAGACCGCACGCGCAGCTGCTAAAGCAGCAGCTTTCGCAACTTACAAAACATTCATGGGTGATTCTATTGTTAAGGGAGCAAGTCAGGGCTACCGTACAAAGGATTTGGCAAAGGCTGCAGCTGCTGCAACCTACAACGCAATTGCGAAGCTAGCTCAGGAACCACCTCCTGCAGCTCTTGCTCCAGCAAGAACCCTCACCAGAGTTCTTGATACTTTGGGTATGGGTACGTTGGGTGATCTTCTCCGTGGCGAGCCGGTTAACCTTGATACCGTTGAAGCCGAATGGGCTCAGGTCAAGTTGAATCCTCAACTAACAGCTGATGAAAAAGCTCAGATCATGGCTGCTGCTACAAAAGCTGGCGCAAACGTCCGCTAATTAGCAAATTTTTGGCATCACATAGTGAAAATCTTCAAAGCCTTGGTATTTTACCAGGGCTTTGTTGTTATATGATATTAAGGAGTATAGTCTCCAAGGTTAAAATATGACATTAAAACTTGTACAGGTTGGTAATTCAATTCCTGTCTCTTATCCAGTTGATAGTACAGCAGAATTTGAGCCTGGTATGATTGCTCAGCTTTATTTAAGAGGAAATAATCTCGTTTGCGGTGTTAGTGATGGTAGGGCACCATTCGGAATTATTGATGACTTTAAAACACGGGCATTCACAGCTCCATCAATTGATGAACCTGTTATTGCACCCGCACCAGCAGTAGAGAGTCAGGGAATACTTGTTACTCCTATTGATATTCGATTTGAATTAAGGAATCCAAATGTTATTCCTAGTTCATTTATTACATCTCCAATTGATGTGGCTCTTATACCAAGAAATGGTGTAATTGTATTCCCAGCTGGAACACCACTAAATTGGGATAATGATGGTGATGGTATCCCAGATTCAATCAGAACAATTGTAAGTTATACTTACCAGATTCCGAATGTGTCTGGTGATGATTCTACAGCCGGTTCTGGTAAGATAACTATCTGGTTCCAACGCGGAATTTTCCAAACTGATATGTATGAAACTAATCAGAGATATCCTTTGAACTCAATATTGTTTGTATCTGAGAATGGAAAACTTACTACATCTCAGCCAAACGAAGATTATCCAGGCGTTGCTATGGTAACTGGCCCGCCTACTGGCGCATTCAGTACACTGGAGCTGCTTTGGCTTTGAAATTGTCAACAAATTCAACAACTTACACTAATTTAACTTTTTTGTATTCAGTACTATAGAAGTTGATATGTATCATTTGAAAATATTAAGAAAAGTAATAAGGTAATAAATGTTTAAATTGGTGGAATCAATAAACCGGGAACCGATTAGATTCCCGGTTGCACCAGAAGCTAAACTAACACCAGGACACATTGTTAGTGTTTATGACCATGACGGTACGCTTGTAATAGATATTTGTGATGGAATAAATCCTTTTGGAATTCTTGGTAACAGATGCATTGGTGGTAATGTTATTGACTTTAAAAAAGTAGCTAAGGTTTTCCCCCAGCGTATGATAGCTGATATTAATAAATTCGATAGAAAAAGCAATATAGAAGTTGGCAGTTCCCTTTATTGTAATAAGCATGGAATGCTGACATCCCAAAAACCATGTGAAAATTCTCTAGTCTTAGCAAAGGTTATCACTCCAGCTTCCGAAAATAAAAAGTACATGCAGATTTTATGGCTGTGAACTTTGATTGAAAAAATAACTAAGCCGAAATGATGGTAATGGAACCTATCACTAACAAGGTATAACTGTAGGTTTTCTTAAGGCCCAGATGCAAAGGTGTTGCCCATGATGGATGAGGTTTACAAAGACTTTTTCACAGATCACCAAACTCGACGAGTTCTAGAAAGTTCGGAAGTTTGGCGAAATTATTCCAAAGCAGAACTTGCTCGTGATGAAATTCGACAAAAACGTGCCACAGATGAAAAGCTCGATGCAGAGAATAAACTGATGGCTCAGATTGAAGAGTTTCGCCAGAAGGTTGCTAGTAACCCTGAGCTAAAGGTTTACTTTAAGAAGGTTAAAGCAACTCTTGAAGCACACCCAGAATTGACAGCAAAAGTCGATCCTAGTTTTATTGCAGGTATAGACTTGCTTGATCTTGAGGACTAACATGAAGATTTCAATTGCAAAGTATACAAAGAATCTATATGCATCTGAAGTTTACCGTGAACTTGAGCGTCAAGCTGTTCGAAAGGGTCACTTCGATTTAACTCCAGAAGAGCAAGTAAAACTTGCCGCACAAGAAGTTGATCAGCATCAAAAGATCAATACTCCTGTATCTGCTGAACCAACAGAGGATTTGGTTCAGGATGTTGCTCGTTTAGCATTTGCAATGCGCAGAAAGGGTTTCATTTCTCAAGCAGAAGAGCTTGAAGATAAACTTGTGATTTTTAAACAAGCAGAATGCGCATTGTACAATGTTACCAATGAAACAAACCAAGATTTCATTGATATGGCTCATCCTGATGGTGACTTCCAAGTTGATGGTTTTGGCGAGTTAGGAGTCGTGGAAACCGTTGAAAGTGCTGCCGCAAAAATTCGCGCAGTAACTGAAAAGAATCCTACTGGAAAAATTGCAAGTCTAAGTGATATTGCTAACTTGATTAAATCTGCTCAGGACATGCTTGGTGAAGATGGTGCTGCTGAAGTTGCTACAACAACAGAATCAACTGAAGGTGGTACTGTTGATGCGGCTACCAAAAGTTCTGTTGATCAAATCAAAGAACAGCTAAAGCAGATTTCTGAAAGTTTTAAGCAGATTCAATCCATCAATTTTGATGATGCAATAACTACATTCCTTCATGGACAACCTGGAAAGTCAAGTGCATTCAATACTCTTGGTGGTAACTATCAAGCATTGAACACTTATGGTGCAATGTATAAAGCTGCTTATGGCCAGGGTCAACCAACTGCTCAGACAATTCAAAATACTTTGATTAACAACCCTCAGGGAGCTAATACGTATTTACAGGGAATTGGAGTTCAAGAAAGAGTAGCAAAACAGATTCGTGATTCTCTGGTTAAAGAAGCTCAGTACTATGGTTACAATCCTGCAGAACAGGTAGTTCAACAAGAGGTTCAGAAAGCTACTGAAAGAGTTAGTCAACAAGCTCAGCAAATTGCTTACAGTGTAGATACGAAAATTAAGCAGAAGCAACAGCTTGCTCAGGCAGAAGTTGATAAAGTAATTGCCAAGCTAAATGAGATTAAGACACAAGCAGCTCGTGTTACAAATTCTCTTGATCAAATGGCTGGTTGGAGTACTGATACCTTAAGAGATGTTCGAAACTTTTACATTCGTGTAAAGAACTCGATAGGACAAATTCAGGGAGAGTTAGCAAACACTCAGTGGCTCTTGATTGGTTTTGGTCATAGCGAGGCGGTTCAGAAGATTTCTCAGGGTATTGAACTACTTAAAGGATCTTTGGAAAATCTTAGTAAATCAATCCAGCATGTTTCTGGGGCAAACATACCAGACACACATGGAAGACTTTCTGAGATTCGAAGAATCATTAATGGAATGATTGAAAAAGAACCCGATCCAAAACGTCCCAGTGCGAACCTTGCAAGAACATTGAATATGGTAAATTCAATGATTTCATCCATTAGATCTAATCAAACAAAAGGCGAGAGAGCTGTGCTAGATGCGATTAAGGGTGGTTATAAGACATGGCAGGAGTTTGATAATGATACCATGCAGCTTCTTGAAATGGTTAAACGTGATGCTGGAGGTAGATAATGGTTAATCCCTTAACTCAAGCTTATAGTGGCGGTGGTAGATCTGGTGGTGGAGGAAGAGCACCTAGCCCTGGCGCAGCACGTCGTCCATCTGGTAGCGGTGTTGCTTCTGACAGAAGTTCAACTGATGCTACTAAAGATGCTGTGCGTACAATGCAACAGCTCATGGGTAAATTGAATACTGATATGCAGACTGGAACTGTAGTTGAAAATGCTTTGGAAAAGATAAAATCAGCTAACAATGGAACGGCTCCTGTTGAATTTGATACAACTGATAAAATCAAACAATCTGTACGTTCATGGGGAGCTACATCAGCTGGAGGCACTCAAGGATCTTATGATGGAATTTGGGGCCGAAACACAAAGGCTCAGCTTGAGAATATTAAGAGATTTATCGTAGATACAAAATTTCCTGGAATAATTATTCAGGAAGGTACTGGAGCAAGTCCGTCTCACGATATGGAACCAGCTGATCTTAAGAAGATGGCTGAAGACAATATTGCTAATTTAGTTCGTTTGTTTGAATCACTGGGAATGAGTACTCCAAGTATTGGGGGTAAGGGTGGAAACCTATCATCTTTCCCATTAGATCGAATTAGGTCAGAGTTGATGACCAATGATGCAACAGCGCCACAGCCATGGCCTGAACATGCTGGTGATGTAAGAGTGACTGTTGGTGACATGCGTTCATTAGTAAATTTCTTCCAATTTATCCAGCAGCTTAAGTACACACCGTGTAGACCACTAGAGGATGCAGATCGTGGTAGAGAAGAAAATCGTACTGCTAGAAGGCGTAGTGAAGTTGATCTTGGCTACGCTGATGATACAGATGACATCGAAACGTTTGCAGGAATCATTCTCGATGGTTCTTTAATTCGTTTGGGATATGGCGGTGCTCAACATGGTCCCGCTACTGAAACTGCTGCGGCAAGTGCAGAAGGTGGACAGTGGCATTGCTTCTATACAGTGGATGAGATTTTCCGCTGGTTTGCAAGTCGTGCTCGTATGGTTCTTGCTCAGATTCAAGATCTTATTGCTGAAAGGAAACCACATCCATTCTATCCAGATAGACTTGTTAATGAACAAGATGAAGCAGCTGCGACTGCTTATCTAGCTGCTGCTAGTGGTTTGTGGAGGCAATGGAGTAGAATAAAACATAATGTTCTGCATAAAATTCAGCAAAGAGGAAATATAGATCATCCTCAAGTCACTCTTGATATGATTATGGATGATGCTGAAAGCCTCCAAGAGCCAGGTGCTGGTCGTCGTCGGGGTGATCGTGGCGAGGGTAGCAGTGGTCGTGGAATTGGTGCTGAAACCATTAGTGATGGTGGAGAATATAATATTAGTCAACGATCTTTAAGAGGACCAATTAGAGAGTTTATGCCATTGAATTGGCTTCTTTCAAGCGATGAATTTAGAGATCTTGAAGTTGATACTAGTAAACTTGAAGAATTGAGTAAGGATGGCCGCATCCCTGATATACATCGTCAAGTATGGCGTCAAGGAAATTGGATTAATTTAGCTATTCAAAATGTTAAAGGTAATAGTAATACCGAGAAACTGCATAATTTTAGCCAATGGGCTGGAGCTGTTCGTGATGTTCTTTATGATCTATATGCAGGTTGGGAATCTAGCAATAGAGCCGAGCTTAGTGAACAGATCATTGCTCAGCAAAACCGTGAATTGAATCGTTGGGGTGATGCTATTACATCAATCATTTCAAGGGCTCAAAGAGGGATGCCAAATGCTGTTAAAAGATACAGCGAAGTATAAAAAGTTGGAGATAAATGGAAGGTGATATCCAGTTTGTAGCAGACTCGTTCCTTTTAGAGAGAACATTTCAAATCCTCGCAGAAGCTGAGCGTGGAGATGGTCCGCTGCGTAAATACGCTCAGGATTTAGGCTCTCTTCTTGAAACGCTTAAGGGTGGAATCCAGAGTTTTGTTCAGCAAAATATAGATACATCATCTCCTGGAAATACGGCAAAGACAGTCATCAATCTTTTAGCTCCGGCGGTGTTCTTTAGACTCCATCCAGTACTTGGAGTTTTGATGACTGTTGCCCAGTTGTTTGGGTTGGATCTTATATCCATTTACCAAAGGATTGTAAGTCTTATTACTCCTACGCTTCAAAGTGGTCAGCAGATAACAGCTGCACAAGTTAATGATGCAGCAAAAGCTGCATTACCGAACGTTTCGGATTCTGAAGTAACAGCAGGTCTAGACATTTTATATGATCTTCATAAGAATGGTGATCTCGAAGCCATCCTTAGAAAGGATGCAGTACAAAATCAACAATCTCCTTTGGTAAGAATGTTTTCATTCCTTGGACCAAGAAGGGGAAGCTCTTTACTTGTGGGTATTTTAAGCTGGTTTATCAAAACCATTTTAATGTCTGCCGGTATGTTAGCTGTGGGCGGTATGGTTGCCAGTGTTTTGGGACTACATCCAACAGGAACAGCTGGACAGAGTGCTCAAAATAGTACTCAAACAGGAATCGCTACAGTTCCTGGTGTAAAAATTCCAGCACCTACTGGAGCTGGTTCTTGGAACTTTAAACCGAAACCAAATGATTTGTGGGTTGAAAACATAGATGGCGAACAACCATATCAAAGAGTTGTTGATTGGGCAATTGAATCATATCCTGATTTAAGCCAATATCAAGACATAATTGTTAGGACACCTTCGTTCTGGAATGTTGTTCGTGGATTGACTGGTGAATGGAGACCTGGACAGTTACAGTGGGTTATTCCAGATCCTTATAAGACAAGAAATGAAATACTGGCTCTATTCATTCCCGATGTCTACAGAACGATACAGCAGCAACCATGAGGGATAAATGAGTGATATTTGGAACGAGTTCGAAAAGATAGCTGTTGAGCAAGGGTTGATTAGTACAGCAGCAGAAGATGGAGAACGTGAACAGGAAGATCCTACAAAGATGCCTGCACGTTATGACTCTCTTTCTGATGATGCAATTCGCTTGCTGTATGGCGTCGAACCAGAATCAATCTTTGAGAAGAACAAAACCATTATTGAGATTGCTCATCCTGAGACTGCCATTGTTGGTCGAACTTATGATGCAATGAATGCGGTTATTGAAAACCTGCATGAACGTCAAGATATGATGGCTTACATTGCGCTTAAGATGCCAAACGGTCATTTAACTCAGAGACGCTATATTGCAGCAAGACAAGACCTTGTAAATTCTTTAGTACGATCTGCCTTCCTTCTAGAGAATAGAGAGGAATCTGATTTGGTTACTTTGGCTGACTCTTGTACTGAGCGTTTGGTAAAAAAAAAGACGATACTTAAGGAAGCTGTAGCCCCTCTGATTATTGCAGGCATTGCAGCTGCAGCAACTTTGCTTGGTGGTGTTTACTACCTGGGATGGGGAGCAACTACTGCTCAGAACGTTTATACAAATGCTCAGAAGGTTTTAGATGTTCTAAACTCTCTTAGCGATAAACCTTATGCTGCTGGTATCAGATCTGATGTTTCAAAACTGATACAAATGGCGCAGCAAGTTTATTCAGTTAAAGATCAGTTAGCACAAGTTCAATCTGTAGATATGGCAATTAATGCTACACAGGCTGAAAGTCATCAGGCAAAGGTAGATGCTATCAATACTCGTATTGGTAACTACATTGAACAGCTACAAAAAGTCTATCAAGCAATCCCCGATTGGGTTAATAAGATTAAGATTGTTCACAGTACCTCAACAGAAACAAGTTCTGATTGGTGGGCAAAACTAACGGGTCTTGCGGAACCTTTCTATGATACCGATGATGAAGAACTTATAGATGCTCTTTATGGTAAGAGCGATTGGTTTGGAGCTGGTCAAAGTGGTGGTCTCTATCAGGCTATTAAAGAAGACATTCAAAAGATGAGCACTGCAATGCAAGCTGGTCAACGACAAGTTGATCAGAGAGCACCAGAACTAATAGCTCAAATTGCACAACCAGCTGCACAACCAGTTGCACAACGGACTATTCCAGTAGCTTCCCCAACAACTGAGCCTGAATATTTTATGCAAGAAGATGGAAAGGTTCGTCCTGGTACACGTTTGCCAACTCCTATTCCAGCACCTGAATCAGCACCTGAATCAACTGGTGCGGCTCGTGTACGTCCAACTGGTTTTGGTGGTCTTCCAATATGGTGATGAATGGGTTCATCTATAGTTGAATGGAAAAGATATCTCAAAACTCAGGGGCTGTTTAATGGGGATGTGAACAGCCCTGGTATTGATCCTGTTTTTAAGAAGGGGATGCAGGATCTTGAAAGAATGTTAACGAAAGACATTCCATCTATTGAGGGAATGATCTGGCAGAGGTGTGCTCCAAATCCGATGGCAGTAGTTGCCGATGTGGAGGAAGCTTTAGGTTTGCTCAAGTCGTCGTCTTTAAAACTAGGCCAAGCTAACTTTGATGATTTAGGAAAGCCTGGTCCAGATCAAATATCAACAATCTTTAATCAGATGTTCATATCACAAGAAGATTCGAAATTGGATGAGCATACACCTGGTGGAAACCAAAATCAGGGTCGTTGGCAGAATGATATTCCACAAGAAACTGAGGATGTTAAAATTCCAAAACCCAATATAAATAGTCCTGATATAGATGAAAGAATGCAGCATTTGGTTGAATTAATGGATTCTGTAAAAAAATAATCCTTTTCTATTACTACAAATGCATTTACTTGAAGAGAAGTTTATAGGCAAGTCCTATGGATAGTTCATCTTCAAACGTAAGACCTTTTGATGAAAGACCTATCGCGCACCACGATTATGGTGCAAAAGGATAAAAGATGGCACTAGAACTTGTACAACCAGGCATTAATCCGCTTGGTCAATTTGATGGACATGACAGTATTTATCTTACCGTTAAGGGTGGTGAGGTTGGTACTATCGTTGGTATTGCGATTGCAAATGATAAGGGTTCAGCAGACGTTAATGATGGATACGCAAGTGCAGCAAAACAGCGTCCAGTTGTTACTACCGCTCTTACCTCAGGTGATCGTCCATTGTTCCTCATTGATGAGGGCATTCGTGGATACGGCACACTGTTTGGTTCCGTGATTGGTGGTATCGCTGGTCAGATTTCTGACGGTGTTGGTCAGTACAATGGCCAGCTTCTTGGACCGCACACTGCAGCAGCTTCCGGCAAACTCACTCTGTGGGACAAGCCAGGTACCTATGCAGTTACATTGGATGCAGTTGATACAACCAAGACCACTGGTCTTGTTCCAACCAACACAACCCTCACAATCAGTGATGCGCTCTATGCAACCTCTGCCGGTCTCTTGACCCCAGCATCTGGTTCTGCATTTGAGAACGTTGTTCTCGGTCGCTTCCTTAACTTCGAGCCTTACAAGGGCGGAAGTATGGTAACAACTCCAGTTTCTATGGTTTCTGCTGCCAACTCTCCAGTCGGACAGGGACAACCACAGACCTCTAGCATGTACCGTGCGTTGATCACATTCAACCCACCAGTCTAATGAACTGAAAGAGACCAGAAGGGTTTCGCCTTTCTGGTTTCACTACGGCTGTTGATGGATTTCGGCAGCTTATTAACAAAAAAGTAGGAGATAAAATATATGTCTTTGTTCGACACTAAAGGTGAAATGAACGCTACGTCCGTAAGGGACGCGCTAAATACATTGGTTCGCTATGCCTCTATTCTTGAGGAAGGTCAGCCAAGCAACATGTCTCTCGCTGGTCAGCCAGGTCTGAACGATGAGAAGCGTGATGAATTGATTGCTCGTGCAATCATGACACAGGAAGGAAAGCTCGCTCTTGCTCAATCAATGGCGAATCCAATCCGTTAACCGATACCGGCGGATTTAAAATTTAGCTATATGCTGGAAACTCCGAAAGTTTGATCACTTTAGCACTCAACAAATTGACCACAGCAGGCAATTTAAAACTAGCTAAAGTAACAGAATTAAAATGATACGGACAATCAGCAGGAAAGGCAGAAATGATTGAAATGTATGTAAAACAATATGAAGCTGGCCTTACAATTAAACAAATTGCAGAAACTAATAATGTTTGTTATGAAACAATTAGAAAAGCAATAAAAGGCAAAGTGAAATTTAGGAAATCGTACATTTCTGATTTTACCGAAGAGCAGAAACAGAAAGCTGTTCAAATGTTTGATAATAATAAAACAGTAAAAGAAATAGCAAAATGGTTTGAAATATCACCACCAGCAATTTCAAGATTACTTATTGCAAATAATAGAACACCAGATTCATCTGCAAGAAGATATGATATTCTTAGAGCAACACCTTTAAATATAATACAAAAACAATTTATCATTGGTCATATTCTTGGTGATGGTTGTATTTATAGAGACGGAAAAAACTCAATGTTTAAAATATCTTTATCTCAAAAAAAGGCACACTCAGAATACTTTCATTGGAAACGAATGATGTTAGATCCATTTGTTAATACATGGAGGGAAAATGAGGATAAAAGAGGTAATTCGGTAATGTTAAATGCTACAACAATATGTCATCCAGAACTAACTAAGTTTGCTGAGATGTTTTATCCAAATAATAGAATTAAAATAGTTCCAAATAATTTGGATTTATTTTTAACCCCACTTAGTTTAGCTGTTTGGATAATGGATGATGGTAATTTAAACAATGGTGTAAACATGAGAATAGCTACAATGTGTTTTTCTCATGAAGATCATTTAAAATTACAAGGTTATCTTAGAAGTGTTTTTGATATACGATGTAAAATAATGGGATTTGCTTATAAAAATAAGCAATATGAACAATTAACATTAAATAAGCAAAATACTCAAAAACTTTCAGATATAATAAGACCACATGTTGTTAATTGTATGAAATACAAAATCATGTCTGATTCCTCAACGACTGAATGCTAAACATCTTAAAAGATGATGTTACAGTCTGAACCTTATAGAAATGTAAGGAGTTAAGCAGAAATGACTTAACCGGCTTCCCTTGGCCGTAACAAATTGCGTAATTTAGATTATCAAGGTATAGCGAGACGTTTACTCGTCGTGGATTGCTTGCCTCAAGGAGTTGATCCTAAGTACGAGCGCGATATTGATGTTGCAGCTACCGTTATTTCCAGCAATGGTACCGGTGGTGAGTCTCGTGTGTTCGGTGATCGCGTTGTAGTTCCAACCTTCGAGTTGTACTCCAACCCAACCGTTCGTATTTCTGAGGTTCGTCGTCGTCGCTTCAACGTGATTGACCGTGCTGTTCAAAAGGCACGTCAAGAGCTTATGGCACAAGAAGATGCAAACATCTTCGCTGCTATCGATGCTGCTTCAACTGTTGAGAACTCCGCTCAGGACATTACTGACGGTGGTTTGCTCAAGCGTGACTTGGTTGAGATCAAGGCTCAGATTGATCGTTGGGACTTGGTAACTACCAAGTACTTCATGAATATTAATGAGTTCACTGATATCCTTAACTGGGCATCCGGTGGTGGTCAAGGTGTTGGTGGTGGTGAAATCGATCCTGTTACACAGCGTGAGATTCTCCAAACTGGTCTGTACGCTCACATCTGGGGCGCAGACATCATGGTTTCCAAGATTGTTCCTCCAGGAACCGTCTACGGTGCAGCTGACCCAGAATTCGTTGGTGTTATGCCAATCCGTCAGGATATCGAAGTTATCCCAGCAGACGAGCCAAAGCAGCTCAAGCTTGGATGGGTTGTGTCCGAGGAAATCGGTATCGGTATCGTCAACCCACGCGGTGTTGCCGTTTCCCGTAAGTCAACTGTACAAGGATAATCATGGGAGCATTTACCTATAGTTTGAAAAATTCAATCCTCGATTTCGTATTCGGGGCCACTGCGCTTTCGGCAGAGGCAAGTCATCAAATCGCACTTACTACGACAGAACCTACGATTTCCGCAGCAGGAACCGAGGTGTCTGGAGGAAGTTATGCGCGCGTCACTGTTACAAACAATAAAACAAATTGGAGTGCGGCGTCGAATGGATTGCTTTCAAATGCCACCGCAATCAGTTTTCCAACCCCTACTGCGTCATGGGGTACTGTTGTTGGAGTCGATATCTACAATGCCGCTGGGACAACTCGTGTTGCATTCGCGACTCTTACAGCTTCGAAAACAATTGGAAGCGGTGATCCTGTGAGCTTCCCGATTGGCGATTTGGATATCAATCTGATTGGAACATAACAAGTAAGATTGATGAAGACTGAGCTATAGAAATGAATTGGAAGTGATTAGAAGAGGATAATGCGCAGTCTGGTCTTTTGACTTGACTGCGCGTTTTAATTTGAAGGGTTCAACATGTCATTCATCGTTACGCCTCAGTTGCTACCAATCCCTACTGCTGCTTTCGTATCCAACGCTGCTGCATTATCTATACCGACTACAGCATTTCCTGTAATCGCAGAATTTGATATTCTGTGTGTTGCGGTAAATAGTAGTAACCAGACAATCTCCACTCCAACTTCAACAGGTTTGACTTTCGCCGAAATAACGGCGCAAGTGGGGACAGGAACGGGTGGTGCTGCTGGTTCTGTCCGGTTAGCGTTGTTTTGGGCACGTATTCCTAACGCATGGACACCTGCTGCAATATCGGTTGCAGATAGTGGAGATCATAATTTAGGAGCAGCATTCGTTGTTCGTGGATGTCCTAGAACTGGTTCCCCTTTCGATGTCGTCAATTCTATCAGCGTAGAAGAAACATCAGATACGTCTGGCGTTATTCCTGGGTTGACCACTACTTCTGATAAGACGTTGGTCATTGATATCGCTTCTAGGGGCAACGATTCTGCATCAGCTACCTCTTATTCTGCGTGGACGAATGCGTCCTTGGCACATCTAAAAGAGTACCGTGAGGGAGGGACTACAGTCGGGACCGGTGGTGGAATAGCGATTCATGGCGCGTCAAAAGAAACCTTAGGCACCGTTTCTAATACGACGTTTACGCAATCAACTGCGTCATTAAAGGCTTTTTGTAAAGTAGCTTTCGCACCTTATATTGATACTGACCTAACACTTATCATACATGAAGAAAGCGCTCCGTTCTCAAATACTGAAATGGGATGGGCCCCGCCCACAAATGTTATCATTAAAGATAACGGTGGAAATGGCGAATTATTTACAGTCATTCCGATTAATGGGACGGCAGAGGCTAACCTATGGAAATCGGCTGATGACGGGAAGACATGGGCAATAGTCAGCGGAGCATCAGTCGATTATGTCGCTTTCAACTATTCGTTGAAACAAGATGCTTCCGGAAAATGCCATTTCCTTCACTATTACGGTGGAGGTGATTGCTACGCACGATTCAGCCTTGTTCGAACAAGCGGTGCGATCACTGGATGGACCTGGGAAACGTCGAGTATATATTTGCCAACAGTAGGCGCTGGTGATTACACTCATTGGCGTGATTTGCAGATCTTAGAAGACGGGCTTGGAAATGAACGCGTCTTCTGCTTTGGAACAAATGGTGATAATGCTGGAACATGGCGAGGTATTATTTGTCATGGGCCTTTAACAACATCTAGCGCGTCCGACTTTTTAGATTTGAGTGGATCCGTAGGTGGAACCGCATTAACAACAAGAACACAGTCACCGGCCAGTGAAGCCCCATACGAGTGCGGGGTTCATGGAGAACAAATTGGAACTGCTGGAAATATCGTTGTTGCGTACGGAGTTAGTGGAACCGGTCATGCCGGTGAATTTGGAGCACCTGTTGAATGCCAAATTTTGACCGCTAGCAGTTCCAATTGGACAGTCGGATCAGTGCAGACACTGCGAACCCAGTCGTATCAAACTCAATTGGGTTCATCTAATTCAGTTGGTGGGAATGCTTACTTTGTAACTGCAAGTAGAACCGCAGAATACATAAATGGAACGATTCAAATCGCTAGAGTTGCATCCGATGGCATAATTACTCAATCGATTACAGATCCGTTTACATTCGGACAATACGGATCTCAACCAAGACCACAGATCGTAGTAACTTCCGACGAGAAAATAATCATGCTCGTCGATCCTTTATCGGAAGCAACGACGGTTGGCCAAGAACAATTGATTAGTGCAGTTTGGGACGGAACGGATTGGGAATCTTTTCCAATTCGTTCTTCAAAGTATATCGGAGAACGAGTAGATTTCTGTGGTGGATGTACTGGATGGGATAGAGGACTAGCCTTCGTCACCAGTGTTTATGGAGATAGTGGTTCGGATGATTGGGACGTCCAATTCGGATCAATTATTTACGAGACATCGGCTCAACCAATCGAATTAGAAGCAATTGTTGAAAATACCGATCAGGTTCTAGGAGCATTAACGGTACTATCAACTGAATTAAAAGCAGTTATCGAGAATACTGATCAAGCTCTAGTAGATTTAACAGTATCCCGCCCGTTGGCTGCTAGCGTTGATAATACTGATCAAATTGTTGGCAATTTGGTTAATACTGACGCGGTGATCACCATAAACGAAGCAAGTACCCCTTTCGCGAATACCGAAATCAGCTGGGCTCCTTCCACAGCTGTAATCGTTCGAGATAGTGGTGGTAATCACGAATTATTTACAGTCATCACTGTGACTGGTGGTGCGTCATCTGATTTGTGGACGTCGTCTGACGATGGAAAAACATGGTCGATTGTTAGCGGTACAAGTATTGATTACGTCACACGCAATTTTGCACTCAAGCAAGACTCCGCTGGCAATTGCCACTTTCTTCACTATTATGGCGGCGGCGATTGCTACGCACGGTTTTCGCTCACTCGTACAGGTGGGGAGATCACAGGTTGGACGTGGCTAACCAGCAGTATGTACCTTCCCACAGTAGGTGCTGGAACTGTTACACGATGGCGTGACTTGCAAGTCATTCTCAACGGAAATGCTGCTGAGCGTGTTTTAGTGGTAGGTACAAACGGTGACAACGCGGGAACGTGGCGCGCTATTGTTACGCACGCACCGCTGGATGTAACAGCAACCGCTGGATTTCTTGATCTTAGTGGTGTAACCGGCGGAACTGCTCTCACGACTAGAGTACAAAATCCGCTTAGTGAAGCGGCTTATGAATGTGTAGTTCACGGCGAGCAAATCGGAACCGTCGGTAATGTCGTTGTTGCGTATGGTGTTTCCGGCACTGGCCACAGCGGTGATCATGGTTTAGCGGCAGAATGTCAAATACTTACGGCATCTGATAGTAACTGGACCGTCGGTAACGTGCAAACGCTATGCGCACAAAGCTATCAAACTCATGTTGGTGGGTCTGCAACGGTTAACGGTAACGCGTATTTCGTTACATCTGCTCGTACAGCTGATTACATCAGTGGTGAAATATATATTGCACAAGTAGCTGCTGATGGAACAATCACTCAATCGATTGTAGATCCGCTTGCTTTCGGTCAATATGGATCTCAGCCCAGACCACAAATTGTCGTTACTGCTAATGAGCAGATAATACTGGTTATTGATCCGCTCGGCGAGGCAAATACGCCGGGAAATGAGCAAGTAATAGGAGCTGTTTGGGATGGTACGGCATGGACCACGTTTCCCGTTAGATCCGCGGAAAACATCGGCGAACGCGTTGTTTTCTGTGGAGGTTCTACAGGGTGGGATAACGGGCTAGCGTTTGTAATTTCAGCCTATGGCGGCGATGATAGCACTGACGATTATCGCGCGCAGTTCGGGTCGATTATTTACGAGACACCGGCTCAGCCAATTGAATTAGAGGCAATTGTTGAGAATACCGATCAAATTTTAGGATCATTAACGGTAGCTCGTCCTGTATCCGCCATTATTGAGAACACAGATCAGGTTCTTGGAAATTTGATTGTGGATCGGAAACTATCAGTTACAATTGAGAATGATGATCAAATTTTAGGAGCATTGACGGTAGTTCGACAATTGGCTACTAGCGTCGATAACACAGATCAAATTCTTGGTAATTTGATTGTGGATCGGAAACTATCAGCTACCATTGATAATACTGATCAAATTCTAGGAGTCTTAACAGTATCACGTCCATTAGCTGCCATCATTGAGAATACAGATCAAATTCTTGGTAATTTGATTGCGGATAGGAAACTATCAGCTACAATCAATAACACAGATCAGGTTTTAGGAGCATTAACGGTAGCTCGTCCGTTAGCTGCTATCATTGAGAATAATGATCAGGTTCTTGGTAATTTGATTGTAGATCGTAAACTATTAGCTACAATCGATAACACAGATCAAATTCTAGGAGCATTAACAGTAGATCGTCCATTAACTGCCGTTATTGAGAATACCGATCAGGTTCTTGGTAATTTGATTGTAAATCGTGAACTATCAGCTACAATTGAGAATAATGATCAAGTTCTAGGGGCATTAACAATAACCAGTCCATTGTCTGCCATCATTGAAAATACAGATCAAGTTCTTGGTAATTTGATCGTGACTAGAGAGCTATCAATTGCACTTGATAACACGGATCAAATCCTAGGAACATTAAAAGTAGTTCGTCCCGTATCCGCTATCATTGAGAATACTGATCAAATTCTTAGTAATTTAATTGTAGATCGAAAACTATCAGCTACAATCGATAATAATGATCAAGTTCTAGGAGTATTGACGGTAGCTCGTCCGTTAGCTGCTATCATTGAGAATAATGATCAGGTTCTTGGTAATTTGATTGTAGATCGTAAACTATTAGCTACAATCGATAACACAGATCAAATTCTAGGAGCATTGACGGTAGCTCATCAATTGGTTGCTAGTGTTAATAATACGGATCAAATTCTTGGAAATTTGATTGTGGATAGAAAGCTATCAGCTACAATTGAGAATGATGATCAAATTTTAGGAGCATTGACGGTAGTTCGACAATTGTCTGCTATCATTGAGAATACAGATCAGGTTCTTGGAAATTTGATTGTGGATCGGAAATTATCAGTTACAATTGAAAATAATGATCAACTTCTAGGAGCATTAACGGTAGTTCACCAATTGGCTACTAGTGTTAATAATACGGATCAAATTCTAGGAGTATTAACAGTATCACGTCCATTAACTACTATCATTGAGAATAATGATCAAGTTCTTGGTAATTTAATTGTGGCTAGGGAATTATCAGCTACCATTGATAATACGGATCAGGTTTTAGGAGAACTCAAAACCGATCGTGGAATATCTGCCAAGATCAATGAGAATAATCAAATTGTTGGAAATTTGATTGTGACTAGAGAGCTATCAGCATTAATCGGGAATTCTGATCAAGTTCTTGGTACATTGGCATTAGCTCGTCCTGTATCCGCTATTATTGAGAACACAGATCAAATTCTTGGAAATTTGATTGTGGATCGGAAACTATCAGCTACAATCAATAACACAAATCAGGTTTTAGGAGCATTGACGATAGCCCGTCCATTGTCTGCAATCATTGAAAATACAGATCAAGTTCTTGGTAATTTGATTGTGACTAGAGAACTATCAATTGCACTTGATAACACGGATCAAATTCTAGGAGCACTCAAAACTAATCTCGGACTCTCTGTTGAGATCAATGAAAATGATCAAATTCTAGGAGCATTGACGGCAGCTCGTCCGTTGTCTACTAGTATTGAGAATACAGATCAAGTTCTTGGTAATTTGATTGCGACTAGAGAGTTATCAATTGCGCTTGATAACACGGATCAAATCCTAGGAGCATTAAAAGTAGCCCATCCATTATCTGCAATCATTGAGAATACAGATCAAGTTCTTGGTGGATTATCTGTGACTCGTGAATTATCAGCCACAATTGATGAACATGACGAACTGACAGCTAATTTACTAGTTGGTTTAGCTGTGGTACTTTCGGCATCGATAAATGAATCCGAACAAGTTCTCGCGAATATACTTAAAGAACGTTCGCTATTTGCTTCAATAGAAGAACCAGATCAAATTTTTGCAAATATTTTCGTAGAACATCTACTATCTGCATCAATTCAAGAGGGTGAACAAGTCATAGCATCGCTTCGTTCTTGGTTGTTCAGCAGCCAATGCATTCCAGCTTTGACTCGTACGTTCGATAGATCACTCCATGGGCTTCGCACTGTTGCGTCCCTGGGAGATGGATACTCTGTTGCACTGGAATGGCACAAAGCTTTTCTTTTAAATCCTACAGGCTGGGATCTTTACTACAACATTTACTATTCTTCAGAAAAGAAAGATGTTTTCACTGAAGGTGTAAAGTTTGTAGTTCCAGGAACTCAACTTACAACAACTATCCGAAACACATTTAAGCGTGGTAATATTTACTACTTTGCTGTTCGTTCAACAGCTCATGAAGCGGGTACACTTCAATACAATTCGTTACCAGAATATGATGGTATGAGAATCTATCCAGAGGCTGGACTCCGTGAAGACATATCCGCAACTGATTTAATTATTCCGGTTGATGATGCTTCTGTTTTTCCTTCAACAGGAATCATATTAATTGGCGCAGAACCTATCGCATATTCTGCAGTTGATTTGGTTGACAATAATCTATTGTTATTCAGTATAAACCAGCGTGGATTGTATGGATATGATGCTAGGATTCATACAACAAACGGATACGATGGTGTTCATTACTTTAATAATCCTTTTGTACAACTATGGTATGGGTTCGAGGATGGGAATACAGTTCAAGGACTTGAGGAAATAAAGTTCGAACTACAATATGCACGAACTAATGAAGATGGTTATCGAGAACGTGTGGACATTGTTTCATCTGAAAACGATTTAAAAGTTGTAGAAGATGCAAATGAAGGATTCCCAGCATATGATTTGGCCGGGTATGATAGAACGTACATGGGAGATTATCTCTCTGGTAAGTGTGTTGGTACTTACTTTGGTGGCGAATACGGATGTGCTGATGGATATGACAACGGCGATGGAGCCATTCGTGGTCTAAGTATTCAAGACCATACAAATATGAGAGAGGAATACCTTCTTGAATTAACTGGAGAACCGGTTGTATTATTCAAGAGACAATGGTCTGGAAAGGAATCCTTCTTACATGATTCTACAAGAGAGAATACAATCCATCGTGGTTTGGATACATATGGAACAACTTTAGTTAGTGGATATGAGCAATATTTTAACCAAAGAAGATCTGATGGTAAGATTTTAGTTCGTTTCGGACCAACAAAGGAAGATATTAAGAGAGAAGAATCTGGTCTTGAAAATACATTCATTCCAAATTGCTGGACATTAGTAACTCCATCCATCAAAGACGGAGACTTCTTTATCAGATTTAGTCAGGATGGTACTGTTGAATGGCGATATGAAATTATAGATGTAGAGCGCAACAGAACACTGCTTGAAGAATCCGGTCTTCAAAAGTTTACTTCTGTACGTGTTCGTAAGACGGATCCAATTTATCAGGTACGTTCAATTCGTGATACTTCAATGTATCCGATTACAATTATGACAGGACTTGGGAGTGTAAGTGGCCCTGGTGGTATTCCTCCTCACATGCATCGTCTTGTAAGATCTGAAGGAAAATCATTATCACAAATGACAAGTATTGTACAAGGTCATAACCATCCTGTTTATGATGATGGTAATATAGTTAGTGTAGGTATTGTTCTTGGACATCAGCACGACCTAATAATTTAACAAACATGTGCAAGAAATCCCCTTGTTTTAGCTGGGGGATGAATTTCCGTCTGAAATCTAAAAGTATATGCATATTTAGATCTACTCAAAACTCTTCAAGAATCCTCAAAATCATAATGATTACTTTTCAATATAGATTATTTCCACAAGCTATTGAGGATAATCCTCAATATGTTGGATCATTAACGATCCAAGAAGCCCTTGCCTTTAGGCATGGGTAGTTCACAATACAACTCAATTGTTAATATACTAAGAAAGACATCTGAATAATGAGGTATTGAATCATGGTTTGCGAACGTTTTATAGGCTCAGGTAGGCTACAAGAGGGTGGGTTTCTCGGAACTCATAAGCAGGATTTTGAAGCTCATCGCAAGGGTTGTGATTGGCGACATGACGCTACCCAAATCGATATGAGCCCAATTATTTCTGCATTTCCTGGATTGAACGTTCAGGAAACATTGGAATTGATATCAACAGCTATGGCTGGAGATATTGGTTTACCAACCGTTTTACAGGTTAATAATCATGCTGGTTCAAATCCAATTAGTATGGATATGCAGTTTATTCATGAATTGCAGAACCCGGTTCAACCACAAGATGCAGCCACAAAATGGTATGTTGATCAAGCAGTTTCTACTGAACAAAACTGGAAAACTATTCTTGAATTTGGAAATTTTTCTGGCGGTGTTGATGTAGATATCAATCAAGGAAGTGAAATTAAAAATTCAGATCCTGGTGGTGGTTTTACAGTTTCTTTAACCGACAATCCAACTGGTAATTGTTCTTCTTTTACTTTTAATGGAGCTGATGGGTATGTTGGTTCTGATTTTATAGTTTTCTTAGGAGACAGTACTAATGGTTTGGGTGGTGGTATTAATTTGAGAGCCGGTAATTCAACAACACTTGGTGGTAATATAAATATACAAGGTGGCAGTGGATTAGATTACGGTGGTAATTCAAGCCTACGAGGTGGTTCCGGATCAAATTACGGTGGTAATATATATATACAAGGTGGTTTTGGTCCTAATATAGCTGGTGGTAATATTACAATTACTGCCGGAAGTTCTACGACTGGAACTGGTGGGGATATTACACTTACTACTTCAAATTCTACGATTGGAATTAGTAGTATAACAATAGACTCAGATATTGGTATTAACTTAAAAACTATGGATATTGGCTTAGACGCTATGAATATTACCTTAAATGCTGGTGTCGCTCTGATTTGGCCACATACAGATGGATTATCTGGACAGGCAATGATGACTGATGGTCTTGGTAATCTTTCATGGGGAACATTTTTATCAGGAGCACAAGATCACGGATCTTTGACAGGTCTAACGAATGATGATCACTTACAATATTTAAACAGATCGGGTGTTAGAGCCATGTTAGGTGATTTGAGTATGGGATCTAATGATATTTCAGATTGTTTATCAGTCAGAGCACCAATTGGTCAAAGTATTACCGTAGGTTCAGAAGAGTCTGTACATTCGTATAATCTAGAAACTGGAACATCAAGTTACATAGTGACATATTGTGCAACAAATGTGTACAAGGATCAATACTATAATACAATTGAATATAGTAGAAATGGTGGAACACTTGTTCTGTCTGATATCCCAGCTGGCGCAATTATAAGATGGGTTAATAATGGTAAATCGTATATAGCAGCAAGGCACTGGGGTGGTGGCACCGGTTATGTAATTCAAACTGATGTGAATTACTCTTAAGGAATCTATGGCAGCAACATTTCTTGGTTATTATAAGGATACGTATTGTGGAACTGGTACTGGAACTATAAGTATTCCATTCAATTCTCCATATTCGCTTTCATCAAATTCAAACAAATACGGAGCTTTAGGATCTAATTATGTATACCAATATGTAGTTCATGGACAAATGTTTAGCTCAGTTTCTTATAATGTAACATTTTCTCTTACATGTGGTTTTTATTATAACCCATCTAGTTCTTCATTAGTTGTTGCAAAAAATACCAGAGATTTTACTCATGATTCAGGTATCATTTCTAGTGTTTATATGAATGTATTAGATGACACCTACCCTCAAGTAAATATTGTTTCAGGTGTATATACTTGGGCATATGCAATATTTGTTGATGAATACTTTACATTATTTAATGGCGTGTAATGATTACGGTAATTTGTAAAGCTCATAAAAGAAAGTGGCTTGATAACATCATTACCAATTTTGAAAATCAAACTCATCAGGATAAGGAAATACTATTTGTATTTAATGGAGAATTAGAAAATTACGAAGTTCCAAATCCCGGAAATGTAATTCAGTTAAGATCAAAATCTAATATGCTTGGTGTTCTAGATAACATCGCTTTGAATTGGATGAGACAAAATCAGCGTAAAATTTATGCAATTTTTGATTCTGATGATTGGTATGGTGAATCTTATCTAAGTGATTCAATTTTGTATCTTAGTAATAACCACCTGATAGGTAAAACTGATATCAGTTTTAGATTTAGAGATATTGTATATAAAACAGAAGGTGCGGTTAAAACTGATATTTGGAATCCAACTTTTATTGGTATCTTAACGGATGTAAACTATTCCGAAGAGATGAAGCTTTGTCATGATATAGATTATCTATCCAGATTTAGGTCCAATCATTACAGTATTGGTTTTAATGAATCCAAAAATAATTGGGTGTATAACGTAACATCTGAGTCAACTCAAAATCGTGAAGATTGGAAAATCTGGAAAGCTATGACGGCTTTTAACACCATTTCTAAAAACAAAGACTTTAAAATAATTCGTGGTGAAGAAATTGTCTGGAAATATGGTGATAGTATAATTAATAATCAGGAAGATATACAAAGAATATGCTAGATTTCTATTAAGTGATTATGGATAGAAAGACTGCATAACCCAGCATTCTGAAGGAGGTTCCATGGAAACAGCGCTTCTAAGCCTATTCAGTTTAGTGTTTTTTGTTTTTGCCTTTGGCATTAACTTTGTAGTTATGGCTTTTAGAGCTATTATTGAAGCCATTTTTAAGAAAGCCGAGATTATTCTCCCCAAAAAACTTGAGGATTTTCTCATTGATGTTTGGAATGAATGGATACTTCCAGCAGCCCCTGTAGTTATTGGTGGATTGATGGCACGTTTTATTTCTGATTACCCATACCCACAAGAGTTTGCTGCATCCGCATCTGGGCGTTTGTTCTTCGGTTTAATTGCCGGCTTCTTTAGCGCAACAGTTTATCGATTCGCTAAATTCCACATTAGAAAGTATGTACCAGACGAAGTTAAGGCTAAGGTTGGCGGTCTAGCCAAACAAATGAACCTAAAAGAAACTACAGATGTAATTGAAGAGAACTCTGAAAGCACTGTAGATGAAACCTCTAAACCAAACGAGTAAGCATGACAGTTTATCCTCAGGCGATTGATGATGATCGCTCCATTATTCGTATTGATGATCTTATTTCCGAGCTAGGCACTGTAGTTATTAACCAGCTCAGGTCTTCGGTCTTTGCTATTGAAAAAGAATTGGGCATCACTCCTTCAGGTTCAACGTCTTCATTGGATTCAAGGATTAGTATATCTTTAAACAAAGATGGAACGCTTAGAACAGAAGCAATTGAAGCTGCTGGTTTTGTAGCTTTACCAATTGTTGATAAGTACATTGCAAATAATGCTGGTATCAAGGAATACAAACTTGACCTTGATGTTAGTACCCTTGATTTGCAAGCTCAAATCAATGCTATTGATATTGTTGCGAATAACACAGCAAGCTTAGCCGCAGAAACTAATACGGATCTTTTAAATCATATTGCTGGTGTTGCATTACTTGCCGATGGTATAACTCGTGCTCGCCATTATGACAATCAGATTGATTTATCATTTACACTGTATGATAAAGATGGTAATGCTCTTACGGCCATTCAATTAGCACAAGCTTTATATCAGATTAATCAATTACTCATCAATCATCAAAATACTATATATGATGCTCATCCAGCAACAGCTATCACAGTTTTTGCACAGGATTGGAATGAGCTTCCAACAGATGCTGAGAACCTTCAAGAAGTTCTAGACTTCCTTGATAACCAAGAAACTCTTTCAACTGGTGTTGACCGTGCAACTCTAAACTCTAATGGTATTCCTCGAAATGCTAGAGTTCAGAGAATTGATCTTGACGGTTATAATTACGAAATTGTTCCAGAAACAAAATGTCGCGCATATCTAGCAGAATTGAATCAAACAGGTCCGAGAGATTCTATTACAAATGGTGATGATGTCATCTCTTTTGTTCCAGAAGATGATTCTGATTTCAGTTTTGATGCGAAATTTACGCAAGTTCAAGTTGGCGATATACTACGAATTAACTATGGAAATGGTATTTCCAGTGAATTTAGAGTTAGTTCTTTTAGATTAACCCCAGGTGTAGAGTGGGTTGTTCGTGTTGATGGTTGGAACCTTGTAAATCGAGATGGCACAAGCGATGGTTATGCTTATGCTCGTATTGACCGTCGTCGTCATGACATCAACACAAAGGGTGTACTAGCAGTTGCTGGCGCACATGCTGATACAGTTCCTGATGGCGCTTGTTCTACAGCTCTTGATAGTATTATAGTTGCCTCACCTAGAGGTGCTATGGCTATTGGTATCGGATTTGATCCTGGTGCTCTTAATGAGAAACATTACAATTTATGGTTTAGACTGTACCCAACGGGAAAACCGGATATCCATATAGATCTATATCCAATAGATGTTACTGGAAATGAAGGTACAACTCCAGGTGCTTATTCTTTAGAGACGATTGTTGAAGCTACTAACCTAGCATTTAGAGCTTCTGGTAACAATTACAGATTCATTGCCTTCCAGCACGAAGGTGAGTTTGGAATTATGCTTGCAGATTCTTGGAGAAATTCTGCATTTACTATTATTGCTGGTCAAACAGCGTCTACGATCATAGAAGAAGGCATTTATAACCATAATGTTATTGGTGATGCAACTGATGGTTATGATGCCCTCGGTTTTGGAGCAGGAAAAGCAGTAGTAGCGTCTCCTGTTACTAGTGGTTATACGACAGCACTTGAAGCTGTAAACATGCCAACAATTATTCATTCTCCGGTAAAGGATCGCAACTATCTGGCTAATGGTTCCAGAAGAGACTTCCTTAGAACTAAGAGCTATACAGATGGAGATGGATACTGGCAAGCTACTATCATTTCGAACTTCTCAGACATACCAAACAATACGATAACAACAACTTATCGTATTAACAAGGCTTTGTTTGCTGAAAAACTTGCTCCTGGCAAGACGATTGTTGTTCAACCAACATCTGAATCTGATACAAGTATCGTTGGCTACGGAAGATTTATAATTGGTGATATCCTTTACAATGAGGTTGCTGATACAACAGATGTATTAGTTGTAAATAGTGTTCATGCTGGAGGTAGCGCTATGGGCGCAGTACTTCCAGAAAACCAAAATGTAATAATTTACTTAACAGAAGATTCTGTTGGTTTCAATGCTCATCACTTGGTAGAACAAGGTACCTTCCATAGATATCACGAAATCTTCGTTGAACAGTACGGTAAGACTCAGGCGATAGAACGTGCTCGTATGGAAAAGCAGTCTGCCGATACTGCGAAGATTAACACTGATCGTGCTAATTGGCAGATTAGAAATGTTTCACCAAAACTTCGAGGATACAGACTTGATGATGATCTTAGATTCTGGGTTCGTTTCGTAATAACAAACTACGATAATACTACTGGTGAATACACTGGTTATATCGGATCTCCTCCAGACATTGGGGTTGGTTGGGATACAACTCCTGGAATTTCAAGGAATGGACCTCTTACTACTGGTTTCAAAAATGTTCCAGTTCGTTTCTATGATGAAACTTATATTAACTTTATCGATATAGAATTTCGTGAAATTGGAACAATTCCAGGTACAATTATCTCTACAAATACTCCTCAATATATTGATATAGAAATCTTCCCAACTTTGGCTGAAGATAATGAAGTTATGAGGATTGCTGGTGTTTCTCACAACGAAATTGTTGTAGGATCAATCACTGATTTGCGTGAATTTGGCACTACATCAGAAGAGAACTTCACAGATTCGGCTATTAGGTTTATTGAATCTGGTGAACGATACTTGCACGCAAACGGAGTTGTAAGAGGTTTTGAATACATAGGAACTGGAGTGAACGATGCTGTCCTACAGTTCTCAGGTGGTTTTGGTCTTATTAACGGATCCTTTGTTGCAATATCAGCAATGGATGTTGTAATACCAGAGATGATTGGTAGTTCTGGTACATACAATGTATTTGTTTGTGCAACAAAGAATGGAACACTTCGTACAATTCCTGAAAACACAGGGGCACAGTTCTTCCAGTCTATAACTGGTGAATTTGTTGAGAGTTATTCGTTCCAGGATATTATAGACTCTCATAAAGAATTGTTGCTTCTATATGTAGTAAATGTAACAATCTACCCAGGAACTGAACTTGAACCAGAAATTGGAAACCTAACGCTAAATTCTGTTAGCGATGCTAGAAAATATATTCTAAATGAGACAGCGAATATAACACTAAGCATCTCTGACAAACCGGAAACTTCCAACTTCACAAACTTTGATCAGATCATTACCTGGGCAAAAAAAACAACAGCAAAAACTCTTTACATCAAAGTGAAGGGCGATGTTGAAATTAACTCAACAATAGATCTTACCGGTATCACTTCTAAACTCGTATTTGAAGATGATGGTGGTGTAATTAAAGTCAATACTCCAACTGGTTTCTTGGTAAAAGATGGTGTAGAATTCAGAGGCTTGAATATCGTTTATAACAGCGTTCTTACAAGTTATGATTCTTCAAACCTTTGCCACTTATCTAGCACTCAAAGCTGTATCAGGTTTGTGGCTGGTGCAAGCAATTGTAGAATACAGCGCTGTGATTTTAGTCAAACCACTGGCGAAAGATATCCATATATTGCTTTATATTCCACAATCAATCCTGCTTCTGGTATCATTGAAAACATCTACATTGAGGAAAATATATTCCACGATGCTACATTGAGTTCATACAACTGTGCTATTGGTTTCTATCAGTCAGGTATTTCTGCTTCAAATCATATTGTAACAACCTTGAGAAATATCAAGGTAAACAATAACATTATTGACGGATACCAGTCAATTTTGATAACTGGTCAAGATCAAACATTCAAGACTGAGAATGTTGAGATTTGTGGAAACAATAGTTCTGGATACGTAAACTCTGATATTCGAAGTAGCGGTTTCTTAATTGGTGTTTCTGCTAGACGAACAGATGTGACCATTGGAAGTCTATCAAAAGAAGAACATGACAAAAGCATTAGGATCTGTAACAATAACTGTTCTGCAATTTACCCGGCTGGTGCTAATGGAAAATATCTTGAAACATTAGTTTCAAATGCATCATTCATAATTTCTGGAAACGAATGCTATTCAATAAACGTATATACATCGGTTTATGGTGGTATTCCATATATCCAAGACAACGTTGTAAATTACCCTGAGTTGATATCAGCTATACTTACAAATATTGGCCTTAATACATCTACAACGATAAAAATACTTGGTAGTGGTACTTTTCAAATTAACAGAAATCAAGTTTATGTAGCAAGCAACGGAACTGGTATTAAGATATCAGCAGGGTATGGCCATGTGTGTAACAACAGACTTTATAAAGTCACTACTTCAAGTATCACAGCATTTATCGATACCGAAGGTAGTGATGTCTATGCTAATATCTATGATAACTTTCTTAGTAGCTACAGGTCATCTCCATTTGTTGGCGGTACATCATATGTACTAAAACATAGTGATAACTGTACGGTTGATAGAAACACTAATGATCTCATTACCATGCCACTGGATGGTTGTTCTGGAATAATTGGATCTTCTCAAACCTCCGCCTCATCATTCGGAATTGGTCAAGGAGATTATGCGGCTTATGGTTTGTTATATCTGGTTGCTGAATATAATCAGATATTGGTAAACATAGGGCCAAATGCATCTTCAATTATCTTTGCTTGGAAAGTCCCGTTGGTTAGTGTCATACCATATGGTGCGAGAATCTTATCTTTCAACTACAATGCATATTGGTGGAGTTCTGCCGGAACAATGAGTGGTGTTATTACACAAGCATGGATTGTTCGAGGAAATACTTCGCTTCAAACGTCAGGAACAATTTCAATGCTAACGGAATCCACAGACTACGCCGTATCAATGGATTTCAATAGTGGAATAGGATTTAAAGTAGAGGATGCTTTTCTTTATGTAAGAATGCATACTGGTGGTACGAATGATACAGGCCAGTTAAAGATTAAGAATCCAACAATCTCTTGGTGTTGGTGAATGGAAATAGGAAAGGCCGGTTTTCCCGGCCTTTCCATTGTTTTAATACATTAATAATACTAATAATACTAATAATATTGTGCAAAAAGCTCCAATGCTTTAGCTTGTAGATAAATTTGCCGTTCACATTGTGCTCAAAGTTAATTTGAGATAGTTTGAAGTTTGACAACAAAGAAAACTAGCCTTGGCATTTGTTGAGTTGTTTTCATAAACAGTGCATTCAGCTGGTGTAGCTGTAGTTGACGCACAAAGCACCGGAATTATGCCTGCTGAGGTAGCACAAACGTTATCTGTTGGACTAACAACATTAGTCAAATCAACACAGGCATCACCGCAAATATTCGGATAACTCTCAATAGAGAACCTGTCCATCAATCGCATTCCGAACATACTTAATGAAAAATCATCAGCAACAAAACTGTTTGTCTTTTCCAGTCCAGGAATCCAAAGAGCGGTACCTCCAAAAGTTCCGGCCGGACAAGAACATGTCATCAAATTTTCGTTGATATCATTCAATGTTCCATTGGCACTATGAGCTAAAAGCGTAGCTCGATTGGTATCACTGATGAAAGAATAACTTTCCAAATATCCGGTCATCAGTCTTTCACCAGCTTCAATACAAGACTCGGTGAACACATCTGATGGAGACCCAGTGCCGCCACCATCAATTGAAGTAGAACTACCAGAATTAGTACTGGAAGTTCCACCAATGTCATTACCGGAAGTGCCACCAATGTCATTGCCACCAGTATTTGAACTTGAGCTAGTATTTTCTGAAGAGCCTCCAGCACCTTCCTCACTAGATTCGTAAACATTAGTTTCGGAGCAGCCGATGGTAAAGACAAGAGTCATAAGTACGAAAATTGATTTGGTCATAGGTATTTTCCCTTCAATACTGAGAACTATATCTCGGATATGAAACTTCGTCAAGTACTTTTTCATGTCTAATTTTCATTTTTCCATTGAATTTTCGGATGCGCGGTCGGTGAGTGCGATCTGCGCATATACACCCATATCACTGATATTGATAATCTCACAATCATGCATTTTCATATTAGCAGAATCCTTTGATGTTTCAAAATGATTGTAAAGATTACTCAGAATAGAATATAGGGAGATAGTATGGCGGAAAATTTAGGTAAAGATTTCAATTTCTATCAAAGGGTAACTGTAACATCAGGATCATTTCCAACTACAGATGGATATAATGTTTTAATTAAGTTCAGAGGTCCACGTCGTATGATGTTTGTTTGTTCCTCTGGAACTGATATTGAATACTCATTCAATGGAAATACTGTACATGGAAGAATTTCAGCAAACCAAATCTTTAACTTCGATGTTCGAAATGAAGATAAAATCTGGTTTAGAGGTACTGGTACTGTAGATGTTCATGCTTGGCATATTGGTGTCTAAAGCTGTCTAAGAAAGGAGCTACAGATAGCGTTATATGTTTAAGTAATGACAAAAGCCGATTTCAAGCCTATGACATTGCGGGAAGTTAATGATATTATTTCTAGACGCTAACGCACATTTACCACTAAATTCAAAAGCTCTCGAAGCATTTGCGCATTTCAATAATTCATTAGGAGGACATGGTCACACCATGTCATCTTCTGTTCCTGGACGAATAGCAGCGGCTGCTTTAGAAGAATCAAGGGCGAAGATTGCTAAAATGATCGGTGCGGCTCGCCCAAGCCAAATTTTCTTCACAAGTACTTGTACCCAGGCTTGTGAGTGGGGATTGGAAATACTTGCAGCTCAAAAGTTCAAACAAATCTATACATCAACTATTGAACACAAATCAGTAGCGGAAAAAGCAAATACACTCTTTGGTAATAATGATTTGCTTGTTTCTAAAGAAGGTATGGTTAATTGTACATTTACTCCACAAGATGGTACAGCTTTTGTATGCATTCATGTTCATAATGAACTTGGAACAATTCAGCCAATTGAAGATATAAAAGTACCATTCTTCTCGGATATGTCTCAATCTCTTGGAAAGATTCCTATTAATGTATCTAGTATTCCAAATCTTAAGATTGCAACGTTTGGTGCTCATAAATTTGGTGGACCTGCTAATGTAGGTATTCTGTATGTTCAAGAAGAAAAATGGTGGCAGCCATTTGGTCTTGGTTCTAGATATCATCATGATCGTCCTGGCACTCCGGATGTAGGATCTGTTATCGCTACAGCTGTTGCTTTAGAAGAAGCTCTCAAAACATTACATAAAAGATATGAACGTGCATTAGCTTTTAAATCTATATTTGAAGGATCTTTGGCACAAGTTGGTATTGAAATTATTAGTGAAAAAGGTACTCGTGTTCCTTATACAACATTTATTAAGGTTGGTAAGCAGATGGCTCCTTATGTCATGACCCAAATGGGGGCTGAAGGCATCTATGTTGGATTGGGTTCGGCTTGTGGATCTGTATATTCAAATTCTCCCGTTATGACAGCTTTAGGTCAAGGTGGTAAGTCTCAAGATTACATGCGTATTTCTCAATGGGGAGACTATGGACGTAACGAAGGACTCCTAGCAGCAAAGTCCGTTATCAAGTTCTGTCCAAAATTAGAAAAAATTATTATAGACTAATTCAGCGTGTTATTGGGTTCGTGATATAATAATAAACATGAAGCTGAAATCGCGAAACTTAAAGCCTAAAAAAATTGATTGTGAAATTTGCAAAGAATCAAATAAATCAGTTCTTCATTATCATCATATTGTTGAGAGAACTGATCCAAATTGTACAGATGATTGGGGAAATGTTTGTATTATCTGTGCTAATTGCCATAATCGAGTTCATAATAATGAAATAAAGATAATTGGCGTATTTCCATCAACAAAACTTCCATATTCCAGAACATTGGTTTTTGAAATTAATGGGGTAAGTAATGTTCCTGGAATTACGAGTCCTTACTATATTCCTAAGGCAAGTTCAATGAAGGTGCATCTATGAGATACGTAACAAAAGAAGAATTGTTAAAAAATAACAAGAAGTCTGTAATGACAGAGGGTCAAACAATTAACTCTATTTTAAAGCTTGCTCGTGAACAAGGTGTCGAAGATAAAGTCAAAGGTTTGATTATAAAGTTTCAAAACGCTATTAAAGGTGCAAAAAATGAGTATGAACGAAAGCATATAGCTGCTATGGGTATTGCAGAAATTCATAAATCAATTGGTTGTGTAGGTGATTTGGTTGTTGATGGTGTAGAGATTCTTCCTGCAGATACCTCATGGCAAGAAGATATTAATTCTCATAAGTCATTGGTAAAATTAGACTAAGTTTTGTAACAAAGGCATAATTCTTCATTATTTTGAGTTCAAAGTAAGATCTCAAAGGATGGAATATGCAAGAAGAAAAATATGTTGGTGTGGTTTGTTGGTTTGATGCAAAATTAGGTTACGGTTTTATTTCAAGACCAAACGAACAAGATATCTTTATTCATTGGTCAGATATCGTAAGTGAAGGTTTCAAAACCCTTAAAAAGGGTCAGGAAGTTGCATTTTCTATTGGTTTGAATAACCGCAAACAACCCAAAGCTGTTGAAGTCGCAATAATTAGTGAGGGCAACGGTGGTAGTAAAGAAGGCTGAAGAATTCTGGGTAACTAATATATCCGGAACTCAAGATTTGAGCATATCTGACCTCAGAGTGACAATACGCTGTGGTCAGAGTATTAATCTTTTTGCTAGGGGTAAGAATGGTAAATCTCTCTATAATTTTACCAGAGAGGATATAGAGAATTCTCGGCGTTCCGGATCTTTGTTTAAGAAGCAGAATTGGCTAAAGATTCGGGAAGTTGCTCCAGTGGTTTTCAATCACAGAATAGATATTGCTAATTCTGCCTATAGAAGCTCAACTAGGCTTAATCGTAAAGCCTCTGATATTGAGGTTCCAGATTATCCAGATTTGGATTTCGATGATGATGAATCCCTTGAAAAGTTCGCCGAACAAAATGCGGATATGGATTTTGAGGACAGACGCCCAACATTAGCTGTTGATCCGAAGTATAAGAAGGCAACAGTAGATGAATAACCTAGTATAAGATCATGGGAGCAGCGAATTACATCTTTGCAAATACTGGACAACTAGTACGTCTAGTTATTCAAACTCAATCCGGTTGCCAATGTGATGGATATAATACACCGGGCGCTCTTTCAGATGGTTATATTCCTATTGTTTTAGGAGTGATGTTTCCAGATTTATCACAAGCTGCAGGATATCCGCAAAACATGACAAGGCTAGGTTTTGGATTGTATGCACATGGAATCCAAATTCCAACAGGAGCTGATGCATTGGGCACATACATAGCCCAAGTATATTGGGAAGAAAAAGGTCAGCCCAAAAATGCGGTGTTTGCTATAAACGTTGCCCGTCCATTTGGTATAGCCAACGTTACACCTATTTAAGAGATGGGGCAAGTTTTTAAGCTTGCCCTCCTTAACTTATCTACATTTAGACTCGATCTGCTCACAAGAAGTGATGGTTTGCCAACATTCAATTCCAAGTTGGCGGCCTTCATTTATAAGTGCTTTGCAAACCATTTCACATGTTTCTGTACATTTCCCGTTGACACAATCTCCCTCTGCACATTCTGCATTTGCTATACAGGTTGTACCAGGATATACCAGAGGCTGAGCTTCTGGACAACCCATTGGTTGAACATAGGCACAAGCAGACTCACATAAAGAAATGTTGTCTTTTACAGTTATGTTTGGTTTTGGTGTTTCAGGATCTCTGCAGCTTGTTAGTAAAATTGCAATACCTATAAGCCATATATTTGTTTTCATCATTTCTCCGTCCATGCTTCTGAACCATCAACAATCACCCAGAGGTCTTGTGTGCTTGCATGGGTAAATACTTCTGGGTCTACAAAACCAAATCCATTATCTCCCCAATTTTTCGACCAAGAATTCTCGACAATAAATAATCCATCAACATACCCAAGACAACACATTGCATGTCTGCCTTTTGGCGTAGTTTCAACATGAAGTGGATTTTTACCTCCACGGTAATTCATCCAATCTTTACCAACTACAGTTCCAAAAACTACTGGGTTATGTGCTTTTAGATTAAAAATGATGTCATCAAGGCGATCTTGACCATAGCTTTTAATCTTGAAATGGGACTTAATCCTATTAAGCCTAGCTTCACGAGAAGCCATGATAGATGGTTTTTTATACACATCATTAGATTCCCAAGAATGCATTTTATCCGTACAAACGCCAAGGTCACGAAGCACATCACAAGCCAATGAAATGTGCGTACCCGAATCCCATTCAACCATTGGTGGCGTCATTCTCTCACGAGCACCATAGTACAAGTCAAGAATGGACAGATCTACATGGGCTGAATGACCATGCTGAATGATTCTCTTAATCTCAAGTGCTTTAATTACGCTCTGAGAAACGCAGGAAGATGTTGAACGTTGATCGTGGCGGGGGGAGGAGTATGGTCTTAAGTCAATATCGGTTGCGCTTTGATATTGAACACGGGCAGCTTTTTCAGGATCTGCAATGAAGTTTGCTTTATCAAAACTTAGATATTGTTTATTAGCCGGATCTGGTTGCCAGCCGTCTAGCTTGATTTTGGTAGCATCGAAAAATGTTTCTTTGTTGAACATATTTTCCTTAGATTTTATTGGTTTGCAAATAAGCTTTAACTAAATTATATTTTCTGTCTAATGATATTTTACAATCTTTATATAAAAAATTGAATATTTTTTTACCATTATTATTACCACAATACATTAATATATGAATACCATTTGATAATCTTATCTTGTTTTTATTCAAGTTTTGTTCACCCACACCGGTTATTAAAATAGATTGAAATGTTTGTAGAAAATCTAAAGTACCTCTAACAGATATTATTGATTGAGGTATTGTTCTATTTCTTTTTAAATTTGTATATAAAGAAATCCCACCATCTCCATCAAAATAACCTCTCATAAAGTGATTAACCATAGGATGATCTATTAGCCATTCTGGAAATTTATATACATGTGTTTTTCTGGGAACAATATTGAATCTTTCAAGATCTTTTGCAATTTTATTAGAAACTATATGAATTGATGAATAATTTATGTATTTTTTTACAGGTTCTTCTGCTAATAAAAAATTTTTCAGTTTAACAAGATGTTTTTCATCTTTATTGGCCAAACCTATTGCAAGGATTTTCGTATTTTTATTTCTGCATTTTATACAACCATCAGCAGCAATAAATCCAGCCCAATAAAAAGATTCTTCTGTATCAATTGAGAAAGAATCATCATTATGACTATATATAGTTTTATATTTGAATGGAATATCATATTTTTGCATTAAATTGCGAAGTGATTTGCAGTCATATCCAGTTAATCTTGAGATTCCGGTGATACTACCTTCTTGTTTGTATAAATTAATAAATGTAGATTTTGATAAAGTCTTATATAATGGAGTACCTTTTGGCATGCTAATATATCGGTATATTAGTATAGGAGATAAACATGGCTATAGTTCCGAGATCTGATATTGTACAACCAAGTGATACTATCGCTTTAAGAGCAAGATTTACCGGTTCAGATGGCTTAGAAACAGATTTAGATCTATTTCCTACAGTTACAATCATTCAACCAAGTGGTGGAGTTGCTGTTGGTCCCACTAGTGCTGGGGTAATGCGTATTGGTATTGGCGAATATCAATTCAATTATGATGTTGGACTATATCCTTCAATTGGTACTTGGAGAGATGTTTGGCGAGGAACAATTAATGGATGGGATGTGTTTGGTGAATTTACTTTTACTGTATTTACTACGCAATTACCAGCTATTAATACTGATGGAAATAAAAAACTTGGTGACGACCCAGGTTTCAATTTTAGCCAAACAGCCATCTGTAACATCAATAATCTGTTGAAGTCTTTAAGACACAGACTTAAGAGTCGTGGAAAAGCAAGAAGAATGGATGATTACGGAAATCCAATATATAAAGATTGTGACGTTTTTACTGTTGATGAGTTGGTAGCTTTTCTTTGTCAGGCTTTATCTATGTTTAATGAGATACCTCATTTTACAATGTTCACCTGGGAAGATACTCCAATCCTTGAACAATTTCATGATATTCTAGTTCAAGGTGGTTTGTACCTAGCTCTCGGAGCGCAAGCTTTGATTGAGCGTGGTCGAGAATTCCAAGTTCAGGATAATGGTATAGGATTTACACCACCAACAATTTCTGAGCTTTTGAATACTCAGTATCAGAAAGAATTGGATGCTTGGTATGATAAATGTAAGGTCATAAAGAAAAACATGGCACCCTCACCAATTGGATTAGGCACACTATCATTTACAGCAGGTGCAAGTCCACAAATACGTAGACTTAGAAATTTAAGAGCTAGACAAGTATTTTGACGAGCACTAAATACACGTAGTCGCTAAAATTGGTGATATATACCTATTAGGAGTAATCATGAAATTTAGCAAAGAAGAGATTCAGCGTGTATTGGATGAAAATGACGGAAAATTAAAAAACACCTCAGATGCTTTAGGGGTACCATATCCCACATTAAGGTATAATGTAGTAAAGTATGGTTTAAAGTTCAAAAATATAAACGCACCCATTGATACTTCTCGTTTACAACAGTTATACGATCATCATCAATCATTATCTAAAGTAGCTAAAGAGATTGGGTGTTCAAAAAATGGTGTACGCGAAGCAATGAAAAGATTAAATCTTAACATTAATGAACTTATAGTTCATACCTGTAATGAAGAGTTCTTTTCAGAAATTAATGAGCGTTCGTTGTATTGGGCTGGTTTTATTGCTGCTGATGGTTGTGTTTTAGATACAAAAACTCGTAATGGTTTGAGTTTAGCTTTGACATTGAGTGACAAGTCTCATTTAGAACTATTCAAAGAGCATCTTGAAGCTACTAATCCTATTGGAGAATACATAGTTAAAGCATCAAAACCACAATGGAATGATACAAAGAAAGCAGAGCTTAAAATAACTTCTTTAAAGATTTTTACAGATCTAGCCAAATTTAATATAGTTCCAAGAAAGAGTAAAATTTACACCTTTCCAGAGTGGCTAGCAAAACATCCTCAAGTACATCATTTTATGAGAGGATATTTTGATGGGGATGGATCTTGGTATGTTGGGTCATCTAAAATAACTGATCAAATATTCTTTTCTCTTCGCGGAACTACTGAATTTCTTGAAGTATATCGTAGTATATTGGAGAGGGAGTGTAAAATTCAGAAGCGAGAAAAACCAATTCGCATGAACTGTGGGATTGGTGTTCTTGAGTATGGAGGAAATGGGGTGTCCATAAAGATACGAGATTTCCTTTATAAAGAAGCTTCTATATGTCTTGGTCGTAAACATGAAATAGTGAAGGATATTACTGTTATCAAGCATTTACAGGTTACACCTGAGCTCTTAATCAATATGATGAAACAATTTGGAGAACAAAAAGCTATAGCGAAAGAACTTGGATGTTCTGGACCAAGTATCACAAGATATGTAAACAAATTTGGAATTCAAGAACAAATGAAACTTGCAAAAGCGTCATGGTTAACAAATCCAAAAAATCCTAATTAGGCCACGTGGCCAACGATATAGGGTGTTCGGAGGTTAGTTATGACCAAAATTTCAGACACCCTAATTAATTTAGTTCGCTTTAGAGTTGGTAGTTTTATTGATATTAAGAAAATCGATATCTTCAGTATTGAAGATATTCAAAATGCATTAGAATTATCCCTACGAGCATTCAATATGTACCCGGTAATTACCTATTTCAAGTGGGATGATGTTGAAACAATAGATATGATTTCGGATCTTTTAGTAACTTATGCTGCGTATTTGCTTTTTGATAAAGCATCAATTCAAGAGAGGGGTAGAGAATATGCAGTTAATAATGATGGGGTTAATTTTATACCACCCCAAATTTCAGATATGGCATTCAACATATCCAATCAAGCTTATGACAACTGGCTTACCCAGATTGATGCCTTGAAAACCTCGGAAACTTTCCTTGAAGATTTTGTAGAAGATTCAAGCGATGGCGATAGTTACGATAATTGAGATCCGTGCATAATGCGGCAGATTAGGGATGGATAATCGTCTCTTAACATTTGCCAGCGTTTATGAGCTTAGAAGTATGGCTGCTCCAGCCGTTCCAGTTGAACCTGTTGTGCGTCCCGGTATGGGAGCGCGTGTTATGGAGGGTTTAAGCGGTGCGGCTGGAAGTGGTGCTGGAAGTGGTGCTGAAAGCATGGCTCAAATTAAGTTATCGATATCGTGCAAAGAAAACTCCAATGCTTTAGCTTAGAGATGAATTTGCCGTTCTTTACCACAAATGTAGTAATATTTTCACATAAATAACACACTAATGCTTAAAGCTTTCCAATATAGAATCTACCCCAATCCTTCTCAATCAGAATCTCTTTCTAAAGCTTTCGGTTGCTGTAGATTTCTATACAACAAAGCTCTAGAACATAAAAAGAATACTTACGAATGTTCTAAGAAATCTATCTCTTATAATGAATTAGCAACTTCTTTCTTAAAAGATCTTAAACAAGAATTCGTTTGGTTACAAGATGCACCATCACAAGCATTACAACAAAGCTTGATACATTTAGATTCTGCATATAAATGTTTCTTCAAACTTAAGAAAGGTTTTCCTAAGTTTAAGTCCAAAAACTCTAAACAATCATTTTCTCTTCCTCAAAAAGTCAAAGTTGATTTCAATTCTAATACTATTACTCTTCCTAAGATTGGAAGAATTAAAGCTAAATTACATAGAACATTTGAAGGTATAATTAAGACTTGTACAGTTTCCAAAACTTGTACTAATAAGTATTATATATCTGTTCTTGTAGATAATAAAGAACAACTTCCACAAATTATATCAGGAGATAAGAATATAGGAATTGATCTTGGAATTAAAACATTTGCAACATTATCTAATGGAATCAAGATAGATAATCCTAAACTCTATCATAAATCATTACGCAAATTAAAAGCTTTACAAAAGGTTCTATCTAATAAAGTTAAAGGTTCTTCTAATTATATTAAAACTAAGTACAAAATTGCAATATTACATGAAAAGATTTGTAACAAAAGAGATAACTTCTTACATCAAATATCTAAAGATATTATTAACAATAACCACGTAATAATAACGGAAGATCTTGATATTAAATCTCTAATGGAAAAGTCTTATACTAATATGTCAAGAAATATCGGAGATGTTTCTTGGAGCACATTTGTAGTAATGTTAGAATATAAAGCTTTATGGAATGGTAAAAGGTTGATAAAGATAGGAAGATATGAGCCAAGTTCTAAAAAATGTTCAGAATGTGGAGAATTGAATAAGGAACTGAAGTTAGAAGATAGGGAATGGAAGTGTAAATCATGTGGGAAAGAACATGATAGAGATATAAATGCAGCAGTAAACATACTCAAATTCGGTATGGAACAGACCGAATTCAAACGCTCTGAGAACGTAAGTTCAATGAGAAGCTCCTAACCTTTAGGTTGGAGTAGTTCACATGATATTAAGGAGTATAGTCTCCAAGGTTAAAATATGACATTAAAACTTGTACAGGTTGGTAATTCAATTCCTGTCTCTTATCCAGTTGATAGTACAGCAGAATTTGAGCCTG